AGGCGTCGAAGCATAAGTCTATTCGGTTAGTGCCTGCCTCTCCCGTGGGACGGAGAGGTAACGAGCGAATGAGACGCCACTTTTTGCACACGTCACTCGCCTTGCTCGCTCCTCTACACGTCACTCCCGTCCGAGTCTGCCAAAATGGATTCCTGAGTCGAAATCGGACTGGACAGTGGCGACCGAACAGAACAGAACAGAACAGAACAGAAGCAACCAGAAAGACAAGACAGGACAAGAATGCCATTGTGTATCGCAGTGACGAAAGCAGGAACAGCATGCAACTACAATGCGAAGGAGGGGAGCGACAAGTGCGGCGTGCACCGAGCATGGCAGCCGCCGCTGGGTCGGTGCGAGGCGATCATGGCCGCAGGGTCGCAGTGCACGAACAAGCGTAACCACGCGGACTCAACGACGTGCTGGATGCACCGCAACTCGACTCGGACGATTCAGGTGGAGGCACCTGCGGTGGTAGTGCCGACGTGCACGCACACCGGGATGTATGGAGCAGCGTGCGGCAGGGAGGTGAAGCAGGCCAATGCCCACACCGAGTGCAGGCTCCACCAGCGGATGCGGATGCAGCGTGAGGCGTCTCAGCGTCGCGTGGCACTGTACCGCCGCGTGCTCGGCGTGTATCGCGACCAGCGGATGGCGGTGGGGTTCGGCGGGGCGGACCAGAACGCCCAGAACGCACTCGTCAACGAGTACCGAGATGCGACGATGATGGCTTTCAGGACGATCCTGCACGCAAACCGCGACGCGACGGACGTGACCGACGAGCAGGTCGCAGCAGCGTTCACTGCCAACCCCGTGCGGGCGGACGACGTCGTCATCGCGGAATGGGTGGGGCGGCAGGCTCAGTGGAATAGACGCGGGGCAGCAGCCGCAGCAGCACCCGTAGGCTCGCTGGCGGCCATCGCGGCGTCGACGCAGAACATCCACGCCCCCGCGGTCGTCGAGCAGGCCAAGCGAGGCATGGACTTCCTGCTGGCGGTTTCGGTGCCGGCGGGCGGGCAGGATGCAGTGCTCGACGATCTGCGGGCTCTCTGGCCCGCGGCACGGTTGGCGTCAATGCACGCCGACATTCGCACGTGGTGGAACAAGGAGTCCTGCTTCACGGCGGGCGACTGGATGTACCGCCGCATGCTGACGGGACTGTGGTTCTACGTAAAGTCGCAAGAGGACGCCGAGCGGCGTAAGGAGCTAGAGAAGAGAATGCTGGAGGAGTGCAGCGAGGCCGTGCGGATGTGCTGCCAGGGCCACACGAACCGGCTCGTGAACGTGCTCGGCGGTTTCGTGGAGGGGATCGATATCGTGGTCGCCCAGCCCAAGGGCGAGATCCTGCAGCAGAAGTTCGCTCTGATCGCCAACATCGACAACGAGGAGGAGCGGTACGTGCAGGCAACGCAGGTTCTCGCTGAGCTCGGGGTTGGAGCAGACGAAGCAGGTGTGTGGCTGGACGCGATCGCGACGGCGTAATGTGGAGGAGTGACGAGTAATGTATTTAATGTTTTTTCAGTTTAGCAGCAGTGCAAGTACAGGTAAAAGAAGGCGAAATTCAGGATATACGCGGCCTCAGCGTAGATAATAGGGTTGTCCGACTGCAAGTTCATGGCCACGTCAATCATCAGACGGCCGCAGAGGAGGAGCGAGACCAGCAGTATCGCGTCGCTGTGCACAATCGCCGCCCGAGTCATGAATGCGAATATCGCAAGGAAGGCGGATGTGGCAAAGACGTAGTGTAGATTGGTGGTTTCGTCAAACGTGATGAGGCCGTATATTCCCAGCAAAAGCACGGCTATGGCGGCCACGGAGAAGACGTCGTTTCGCTTGAGCTCGTAGGCGATCGTGAATACGCCCATGAGAGCCATGCAGGCCAGTATGACGTTCTTGTGATTCTGGTCGCACAGAATACTCGACACACTATCGTTACAGCCGTAGTGGTAGTATACGTAATAAATAGGTGTTGCGTAGGCTACGAGCATACATAGCAGCAGTATGTTGCGTGTGTTCATTACACTTGAGGCATAAAAACAGACTTCAACGCCGTCCGCTGCTCCTCCGTCCACGGGACTAGCGGCGGCTGGGTAACCGTCAACTTGAGCTTGAGATCGCCGAAACCCTCGCCGCCCCTGCGAGGCATGCCCTTGCCCTCCATTGTCAGCACCGTGCCGTTGATCACAGGCCCGCCCGACCACGTGAGCTCCTGCCTCTTGCGACTCGGATGGTCTGTCAGTACAAGCTCGAACCCCAAAATAGACTCGGAAAATGTAATGGTGTGTGTCAAAAACAGGTCGTCGCCCTTCCACACGTAGCGACTAGGTGCCAAGCGAAACCGCAGAATGACATCACCGGGCTTGTCGTACTCGGGGCTTTCCGAGCATTCGCCGGGAAACACGACCGTGTGCCCTGGCTGCATTCCTGGTACAATTTTTGTGGAAATCGTCTTGTCTTTTTCAATGTACCTCGCACCCTTACACCCCTCGCAGGATCCGACGTGGATCTTGCCCTGACCCTTACATCGGGGGCACAGTTGATGCGACTGCATCGAGATTGGACCCATTTGATGACGGACGACGCACATTCCCGCCCCGCCGCACGCCGAGCACGTTTGTGTGTTTGTGAGGCAGGCGTCACACTTACGGGTCTGCTTGAAGTTCATGCTGACGTCAATACCGTTATAGAAAGCCTCGAGCCCCATCTGCGGGTCCGTGCCCGTGTCGGGACCCCTGTCCTTCCGCATCTTCTGCGGGGTGTGCATTCCGCCAAACATGCTGAAAATATCCGGCATCTGCGGCATCTGCGGCATGGGCGGTGCATCGTACGCGGCCCGCTTCTGCGGATCCGACAGAGTCTCGTAGGCTTCCTGGACTCCCTTGAATTTCTCTGCGTCGCCGCCCTTGTCGGGATGGTGCTGCCGAGCCAGGTCGCGGTACGCCTTCTTGATCTCGTCGCCGCTCGCCGCTTTTTGAAGGCCTAGGCGGTCGTACAGGCTCGACATTGTATCTTTATTAGAGGTATGCGTATGTATTTATACAATGATCAATCCGTACGTGACCGGAGGGCATCGCTCGTGGGTTAAAACTCCGGCAAGGGCGTTTCTGTCGGCGTTCGAGTGGCACAACGATACGCTAAACATCTATACACATCTCATTCCCGGAATTGTATGGATGTATCTATTCTTTACCCGTGCCGACAACGAGTACTATATCCCCGCCTCTCCAGCTGCACGAAGTGTGATAACCCTCAATTATTTCGGGGCAGGACTGATGGGTATAACCTCAGGCATCGCACACACGTTCAGTGTGATCGATTCACGGTGGGCGGCCGCGTGCTGGAAGTTGGACTGTATGGGCATCATCGCAGTGAATTTCGGACACCAGGCATTCGACACCTTCCTGCTGCTGCATACGTGGGACACCCTCTATTGGATAGCCTTTCTACTTCAGGCAGTTATTGCGTTGCATTGTGCGATTGACGCCATAACGGGAAAAAGCGGGATTACGTGGGGCATCGTGTACCCCGCAGTGTTTTCGACGGTTTTGACACTGCCTAACGCCGCAATCAGTTATGCGATCGGAACTCCGCTCGAGAAGGAACTGGCCCTATATTCCGTGGGGGGTTCTGCGTTGGTGTTCGTGGCCGGAGGAGTGTTTTATATGGGAAAAATTCCAGAACGAGTGTGGAATCCAAACGGTGCTTTCAATAATTTTAATAGTCACGTGTGGCACCACGTGTGTGTTATACTGTCTATTTTGACTGCGTATCAATCTATACCCCTGCTGCACAAGCTATAGGTCCTCAAACGTCTGACCGTATGCGAGCCGCTGCGAGACGCGATCGGGGTGCCATGTGAGCTCCATCAGCTCGTCGAGTATGACGTGCGTCCGCTCAATTATGCGAGCCCGGTACTTGGCGTAGAGCCGCTTGACTTCCATAAGGTAGTGTTCTAGCGTTTCGCCCTCCTCTTCGTACGGCAGCTGGTTGAGGTCGAACCAAAAGTCCGTTACGGTCGCCGGCATCTCGTCGGGCAGCCACGCAAGCAGGTTTCCGACGGCACTTATGCTTTTCAAGTTGGGCGGCAGCGGCGTTGGCAGAGCAGTCAGGTAGTTGTGAGCGAAGCACACGTCGGTCACCGACGCGGGCAGGGGAGGCACGGAGGTGAGCTTGTTATGCGAGACCCGGAGCATCTGCAAATTTGGAGGGAGAGGCGAGGGCAGAGTCGTCATTCCCAGTCCGCACGCAGTGAATCTCTCGAGGGTGGCGGGCAGGGGAGCCAACAGCCCGGGAGCCGGATTTCTGCAGAGGAACAACGTCTTCAATCCCGGCGGGAACGCCGCAGGAAACTCAGTGATGAGGTTATTGTTGGCGGTGAGCATCATCAGCCCCTCCGGCAGAGTCGGGAGGCGTGTCAGGCGGTTGTAGCCGACGATGAGCATCTTCGTAGTGCTCGGGAGTTCGGGGATGTCCGTCAGCAGGTTATCGTCGACCGAGAGCATGGATAGTTCGCGGGGGAGCGTCGCCGGGAGCTCGGTGATGCGATTGTAGTCGGCGTTGATGTGCGAGAGTCGATCGGGCAGAACTGCCGGCAGCCGTACGAGTTTGTTGTGATCGCAGGCGATCGAGAACATCGACTCAGGCAGAGTCTCGGGCAGATGCGTCAACCTATTGTTCTTGCAGTCGAGAGACAGCAATCCAGGCGGAAGCGGGTCGGGCAAGCTCTCCAGCAGGTTGTCCTCGCACTCCAAATACAGCAGCCCGTTCGGCAGCGGCGGCAGCGTCTTCAGTCCGAGACCCGACAGGTTCAGCGTTTCTACGTTGTTCAGCGGGTCTTCTTCGACGTCCTCTTCCCAGTTCATGATGCGGTGCAGAGCCTGCAAGCGGCCTTCTTCGTTCTCGTAGTCATCTTCAAAGTCATCGTCGCCAAATAGCATGTTCAGTCCTAGCTCGTTCATTCTGTCGCCTCCCGTATAAAGTTCGGTGAAACCACAGGAATCCGTTTTACAGACACCGAGAACGTTGTGTTTTTCTTCGCCTAGTATTCCTTCGGGGTCTTTTGGTTTGCAGTTGCCTACGCCGCCTCCGACCGCCGGCTAAAACAATGAAATTATAATCGGCGGGCAAGACTTTAATTTCAGCAGGGAGCTCCCTTCGAAGTATTGGTGCAGGAGGGGGGCCTTCGACAACCATATCGTCGGCTGCAGGAGCCGGAGGAGGAGGATAATCAACACGATCAAACACATACATCGACGGACTGCCATTTTCGTAATTTTTTATTTCTTTAAACACTGCAGTATATTTATCATAGGGTTTTGGAGGGTTGATCGCATTTAATGTATAACGCGTACCGACTTGAGGAACGGCCATATTTATAATATCTAATTTAAAATGTTTCGGATAAAGGTATAATGAGTTCAGGAGGAGACATCATCAACGTTCTGCTGACCCTGCGGAACCAAGTCAAGATTTATCACTGGCAGACGGGCTCGTTTGCGAGGCACAAATCCACGGACGACCTCGTGTCCTCGCTGGACGAGAACATTGACAAGTTTGTGGAGGTGCATATGGGCAGGTACGGCGTTCCTCACTTCTCGAAGAAAACCGGCAAGATTGTCGTACACGATGCGGCGGACAAGAGTGCGGCCAATCTGCTGCATGCCGGCGTACAGTTTCTGGAGAAGGACCTGCCCCGATTCCTTAAGAAGACCGACACCGACCTTCTCAACATCCGTGACGAGATCCTGGCTGACCTGAATCAGGCCATCTTTTTGTTTCGTCTCCGATAAAACGGATCTCTCCGTTTGTTCCGTAAATAACTGCACAGAATGGAGTCGAATTGGGTCAGCCGCGTTAACGCAAAGATTGCCGCAATGGAGTTTACGAGCAATGAAACAGTAGCCGACGAGATCGCCGACGTGGTGTCTGCCGAAATAGTGAACGAGCTCGCGGGCGTGCCCGACGAGGATATAAAGTCTGTCGTGCGGGAGGCACTGCACAGGGTGCCGGACAGAAGTACGCCGCCGCCTCTACCGCCAGTTGACGACGACGACGACGAGACGGACGACGACATGCCCGGGCTGATTTCGAACGATTACTGCGAGCTTCATCGAATGATGAAGGTCGCTGGAACCGAGGAAGCGTACCATAAAATCTGCGACAAGATCGACGACCTCTACGAGTGGGCGGACAGGCAAGATAAGGACTTGATCGTCGAGCAGGACGACAAGGGCTTGACGCTCCTGCACTGGGCACTTATGTTCCGCTGTCCGTCGACCGTCGTACAGACGCTCATCAACGCATACCCCGACATCCTGACGTACCCCGGCGACGACGACTGTCTGCCCCTGCACTATGCGGCGAGGTACCGCTGCCCGCTCGACGTGGTGAAGGACGTATATTCTATTTACCCAAGGGCCATCCTGGAGCTGAACGAAGCCGGCATTCCGCCTCACCTCATTGCGAGGTGCGGCGGGGCGAGCAAGGACGTTGTAGACTTCCTGGAAGAGGAGTTGCGGAGCACGAGGGCGGCAATAAAGGCGGCCGAGAAAGCGGCTGAAGACGACGACGAAGACGAGGTCGACGAGGAAATAGACATTACGTCAGCGATCAACGAGAACGCCGAGACCCTCGACCTGTTCTTGGCCGTCCTCTGCGGCATCGGAGTGCTATTGTTCGCCATAATCTACGCCAACACAGCGAGACCCTAAATTTCAATGTCGTCGTCGTCTGGTAAGTAATAAAATGCCATAGCCGTCAGCTTTGGCGAATTTCTGATTTTTTGCACTTGTTTCGCACGGTCGGACATGTATGGCGACGCAGGCGACGCCGGCGGATAAACTTTTGGGCCGACGAATTGTTTGATGATGCGAATGACGTCTTGTGGCAGTTTGCTCTGTAGTAGATGAAAGGCCGATTCCATCGCATTACATTACAGTTTGAAGAATCCAAACCGTGGCGGCGGCCGCCGACTGGGCACCGACGTACAGTCCGAGCGTATTGGTGGGGATTTTGCCCGCCAGCCACGACCAGAGCGATATGGCCGGGTTAAAGTGCCCGCCGCTGATTTTTGCACCCAATCCAAGGGCTACCGCAAGGGCGGCGACAATCATGACGGGGTTTCCAGTAAAGGCGACTGCACCGATCAAGAGAAGGGTACCGAGATATTCAACGACGTACGGGTACATTTTATATATATGTATACAAAACGTATTCTTGTTCTCCTACTTGTAAATGAGCACAATGAGTGTCACGAGAAACGGGTACAAAATCCTAAAAAGTACGGGTGCGTTAGATCTCCCGAAAATAAAAAGGGAGCTTACGGTGAAACCCAACATTCCAAGCGTGTTCGTCCAGCCGCAGCATGTGAAACGATACCCAGTCTATTCGGAGACCGAGAACTTTCTGTACGTGCCCAAGCAGTATGGGATTGCAAAGTTCGGCGAGCCTCCTACGTCAGAGATCACGGTAGAGTCCTCGCCCGACCACTGGCGGTTCACAGGGTCGCTCCGGCCGCTGCAGGTGGACGTTGTGTCAAGGTATGTGAAGGACGGCATGATTTGCCTTCAGACTGGGGGCGGCAAGACGGTGTGTGCCCTCTACATTGCTTCCACCCTGAAAGTGAAGACCCTCATAGTCGTCCACAACACGTTCCTGAAAGACCAATGGGAAGACCGCATCAAGGCCTTCCTGCCCGACGCCCGCATCGGGAGACTGCAGGGTGCGGACATCGACGTCGAAGACAAGGACATCATCATTGCGATGATTCAGTCGCTGTCGATGAAGGACTACCCCCGCGAGACCTTTCACGGCTTCGGCCTGACGATAGTCGACGAGTGCCACCACATTGCGTCCGAAGTATTTGTCCAGGCCTTCCAGAAAATCACGTCCAAGCACATGCTCGGCCTGTCTGCGACGCCCGACCGCAAGGACGGCCTCATGTACGTCATCGAGTGGTTTCTAGGGCCGATCCTCTACAAGTCCGACTCGGGCGACAAGGTGGATACGGCGGTCCGAGTAGAAGCGTACAAGCACGAGCCCGACGACGCGGAGTTCAACCGCATTCTCCATAATAGCCAGGGGGTGATGAACGTTGCGGGGATGGTCAACAAGCTCGCCGATTTCAAGCCGCGAACCACCCTCATCGTCCAGATTTTGAAAGATATACTCGCAGAATGCCCCGAGCGTCAGATTCTCGTGCTCTCGGACAGAGTTCAGCACTGCAAGGATATCCTCGCAGAGCTGGACACGCCAGACGCCTGTATTCTCGCCCAGACGGTGGCCGCCTCCAAGCGTGCCGAGTTCTGTGCCTCCAAGAAGATCCTCATCGCCACCTACGCCATGTGCAAGGAAGGCTTCGACGTCGCCACGCTGAATACCTTAGTCATGGCCACGCCGCGGCCGGACATTGACCAGATCGTGGGTCGTATTTTGCGGACGGAAAAAGCCGCAAGAACCGTACAGCCTCTGATCGTGGACATCGTAGACTCGACCTTTCGCCGCCAGTTCAGTGCCCGGAACGCTCTTTACAAGGAGCGATCGTACGTTGTGGAGTTTATGGAGATGGGTTAGTTATACGAGCCGCACGGTTAGATATCATGTGTCTCCATTTTTTTAAGTGTAAATAGAAAGGATGGATATAAAAAAGCGTATAGGTCCCATCTTCTGGCTCGTCAGAATGGGTCCGGACGGCAAAGGGGTTAAATACCTCGCAGAGAAAGGTCCAGACGGGAAATTCGTTATCGCCGAGCCGAAACCGTTTGATCCAGATATGCTAAAAGGTGAAGTATTACCTGAAGAAAGTAGAGAAGCAAGAATAAAACGCGAGGCCAGTGAACTCGAAAAAAACATAAGAATAGCTGAAGAGGCGAGGAAAGCCGAACAGCGTTTGTTGAATCAGGCATGGGCCGATGCTCCCGAAGGAATGGAGGGTGGAGGCTACCGCAAAAAAAGGTATAGGAAACGCACTCTAAAACTTAGACGCAGACCCAACCACAAAACAAAAGCCCGCCGCCGCAGCCGAAAGTAAAGTCGAACGCAGGGCGTTTGATGCAGTTGTATACATTACAGGCAAACCCCACATTCAAAAAACGTCGGGTATTCTTCACTACCGCCTACACGTGAGCTTACAAAAAAAGGGGATACTATAAATAAATGCCAGACAAAAAGCTACCGAGTCATCATGTAGGTCTAACCCAACGTCAAATAGACGAAATGGAGGCATCTGTTGCGAAAGCAGAAAAAGCTTATAAAGAATTAAGCAATTTGGAGAAATCGAACTGGTTGCGAGACATGAACTTAAAAATCCACGGTATGGTTAAAAAAGGTGAAACCAAATCCAAAAAGTAAGTCGAATGCATAGAGTAAATGTTCGGAATTCTCGTTGCTGCAGCCATTCTGTTTTTTGTCCTGGCCCCTGGCGTTCTCTTGACGCTGCCTCCTGGCAGTACCATCTACACATCCGCGGCCGTTCACGCGGTGGTCTTTGCGGTCGTGCTCTACCTGGTCATGCGGTTCCTGTTGGGGATGGCGTAACCTCCTCAAACACGATCAAATCGGCGTCTCTGTAGCCATGCATATGGTCGGAGATCGCATGAACCTTGCCGTCCCGGATAAACTCCCAGAAAATGTAGAGGCCCTCTTTCGTGTAGGATCGCACGAACTGGCCCATATACGTAACGTCACGTGCAGTCATACTACTGTACGTGACGACATTGTAGTGCTTCGAGGGATCCAGCTGGAGTCGCCTCGACATTGTATAAGAACCTCGCACTGCTTTTAACTTCGTCGTTTCCGCTGGGTCATTTTCCTTCGACGTTGTTTCTTCGTACGGCGACGATTGCGTCTCGTACCTCCACCTGATTTTTTTAATATTTCTAATCTTTTTTTTAGTTCGGTCAGGGTTTGTCTAGCCTCAAGCTTATCTGCATTATTTTTATTTCTTGTGTCGCTTAAAATTGGAGAAAAAGTCTCTTGTACTGATAGCCGTCCTAATTCACGTTCTAATTTACCGATTTGTTTGACGATATCTCCAATACGTTCCTTCTTAGCAGCCTCTCTCTCGTCTGGCGGTTTACTAACAATGGAATTACTATCCTCATCAATTCCCCGCTTCAGCAGTGCGAGAGATTCCGCACTAGGAGTAGATTTTGGTGGACCTGGGTCTTCGCCTATTTCTACCAGAAATTCAGATAGATCATCTGTATCTGATTCATCACCTGGCATTACTCCTCTCCAACATTTTTTACTTTATATTCTTAGCCTTCTTCGACCGCCGGCTGTGTTTCTTACTCCTCCGATTGGAGACGCTGTTCATCATCGGTTCGATGGGAAGCTTTGGCCGAGGCGACGCCCATAAACCACGGCATTACTTGCTCTTCTCCAGCAGCGAACGGCTGCAGAGAATGTACAGGAAAAGGGCGTTCACGACCGGGAGAATGAAGGCAATCATCGCACGCAGCAGAAAGCCCCAGCCCTTCTTTCCGCGGGTGGAGACGATCACGAGAATGTCCTGGACGACGACGAGGGCGGCCATACCTGCCACGAGAGCAAAGATGACGAAAAAGTACTGGCAAATCGAAGAGCTGGGAATTGCCTTCATCCAGTCGGGCTCGATCGTCGGCAGAAAGTTCATTTGTGTTCTAGCTCCCAAAATCTTCTTCGTAATTGTAGGCCGCCGCGTCCTCGGCCTCTTCGCCCTCGCCCGTCCGACCCCGCCGGTCCCCGTAGTCCCCGTAATCTGCTTCCAGTTCGCCGCCGTCGGCATTCAAAGGAGCCGCCCCCTGCTCGCCCGCATCCCGCTCCACGTTGGCGTGCTGCTCGTCGCCCTCTCCCGCCGGAGCCAGCAGCGGGTTGTCGGGCTCGGCCGGCTCTTCCGCAACCTGAATCTCCCGCATGAACGCCTCGCGGTCGTCTTTGGTGATCAAGTAGGGTGCCAGGCCGAGATCAATGAGGGTCTTGGAAATGTCACGCTGGGCGTCGGGCATTCTACGCAGTCTCGCCTTGAACTCTTCGCGTTCGCGGGCACGGAGGGACTCGACGGCGTTGCCGCTCTCGGCCGCCGAAGACAGCAGGGATTTTATGGCCGCGTCGCGGACAAACGCCCGTTCGAGAGCGATGGCCGCCGGGGTTCCTGCCAAGACCGTGCTGAACTCGCGAAGAATGCCCTTGTAGTAGTCGCGGAGCAGCGAAGGGTCGCCCAGGGCAGCAACGACATCGGGTCGCCTATCCGCGACGTACGTGCGGATCGTGGCGGATACCGCAGCAGACTCTTCAAACACCATCGAAAACAAGCGTAGCAGCAACGTACGAAGCATCTCGGGGCGGTCTTCGTCGAGCATTTTTTGGATGGGAGGAAACGCCCCGGGCTTGATCTTTATGCGGCCACGCACCTCGTCGGCGGTCGGAGAAAACGTTCGCGGTTCCGCGGGTCGCTCGACCGCTTCGGCCGCAGGTGATGGGCGGATAGGGTCGACGATGGGCAGCACGGGCTGGGTGTACGAGAACGAATTGCCCACGAGCAGCCGCGTGAACCGACCGGGGCACTCGTACCTGCTTTCGGGACCGGCGGCGATGGTTTCAGCAGGAGTAAACATGGTCGCCGACGGCTTGACGATCTCGGGGCGGAAGGACGAGACCTCTGCAACTCCTGCGGTCACAGCGTCCATACTGTCGCGGGCGACCATCAGGGCGTCCTTGAAGGCGGGGATGAACTGTTTGGACATGGAGGCCAGAATAATCTTCTTCGCCGCCTTGCGGTCGTTCAGCAGCGACCGCAGAAAGACTACGGATCCGCCACGGAAGGTCGAGGGGTAATTTTCAAAGGTCTTTTGCAGTGCCCCCAGCAGGGAGTCGACGAGGGGAGCGTCGTTCACGTCGGCCGTGTCCCGCGGAAAGCCGCGAAGAGGGACGGGCTGCGACCCAAAGGAGCGGCGGGGGATTAATCGGGGCGTGTGTATCTGCAGCATGATGACGACGGCGTTGAAGCCGTAGATGGCGAGAGCCATATCGAGAGCACCCTGCTCTTTTTGGGATACCTTGCGGCCCACCATCCTCGCCAGCAGCTTGTCCGACTCTGCTCTCGCGAATCCCAACAGAGGCATGAGCTGGTCTTCGTCGGGCAGGACTTGGAGAAGAGTCAGCAAAAGGTAGAAAATGTCGTCAGCGGGCTGAGCCGACTTGAAGAGGGACTGCAGCTTCTTGAGGGCCGTGTCGAACGTGACGTGCTCGAGCGATGCCGCAGATTTTATAAGCGAATCGTGGCGATTAATGATGTGGCCACTCTCGTCGAACTGATCCTGCTGCTCGAGAACTTCGGCGATCCGCTCGCCCGAATACTGGCACACGTAGAACCCGTTCAGCTTGGCACACCACTGCTTCAAATACGCCGCGGGATCTTTTGCGAACGCTCCGCGGAGCCGTTCCAGCTCGTGCTCGCAGACGAGGAAGGCACCTGTGGACACGCTCTTGTACAGGTGGTTTTCGAGGGCGACCGAATCGCCGTGCAGCAGGTCTTCGATTTGCGTGAGCTGGTCTTCAGGGACGAGCCGATCGTCGGCGAGAATGTCGACAATCTGCTTGCGGATTTCGTTCATGACGGCAGCAGGTGCCGAAGCAGGCGAGGGAGGGTACATTTCATACGGAAATTCTTTGAATCCGACCAGAACGTCCTGGTGCTCTTTGAGGATCGCAGCATCGGTTCCCGGCGTCCAGGGCTGCTTGCCGCTGTAGGGCAGCATCTCACGCTCGACGGAAATGAAGGCCAAGGGTATGCAGCCGTACCCGGGAGCATAATCGACCTTGCCACGCTTGTCGGGGCATATCTTTCCACCGTGACCCGCAGAGCCGCAGACTGCACACTTGGGGGCACGGTAGACGCCCCTCGTCAAAAAATCATTATAGTCTGTAATTTCGGTGGGTAGGCACTCCTCGGGCGTGCCCTGGATAATGCCGCCGTCGGGCAAGACGTTGGGCGGGGGAATGGCAACGACGCCGGGAGCCGCCGACTCAGACAGCAGCATGCGGGACACAAGCATTCCCGAATCGGGCTGGTCGGCCAGCCACCGCCGCACCGACATTCCCGGGAACCACGGCTTTCCGTACATATCCAGCAGGACTTTTGGAGGTGCATCCTGCTCACGGGCAGCAAAGGTAAGGTCCTTGGGCGGCGGGGTCTCGTCGATGGCGGCCACGGGCGGGAATTTCGAGGTCCACAGGTCGATGGGTACGTCCTTCAGGCGAATGTCGTACAGTTTCAAGTAGGGCATGGCAGCAGTGTACGGGTCGGTGGTTTCGGGGACGGCGTGCTCAAACACGGCCGTCATCGTGGGCAGCAGCTCGGGCAGTTTCTCGGTCGTCGGCAGCACGATAGGCTCGGGGTGTACTGACAAGAAGGGGTGGTCGGCCAGAGGGTTGGGTGGAGCCAGCGGCGGATTATCGACTGAATATCCGTCAAACCGAGCAGCGTCCTGCGTGTCTTCGCGAAGCACAGGTACTATGCGAAAGGTCTTGTCCTCGCGGTAGGTGGTCTTGGAGTACTTGAAGCGGTCGAGAAAGTATATGTCGTCGATCTGGGTCCGGCCGTCTTTGTAGAGGGGCGTCTCGCCGGCTTCGTAGAACCGTGCGGATCGGGGGAGAGAGTCCAGCAGACGGATGTAGTAGTTGGGGGCGGTCCCCGCAGCATTGGCGTACAGAGGCTGCCACGTCGCAAGCCAGTTGTAGGCATCTCCTATCTTTACGCCGGCCGAGTTGATGTAGTGCACCCAGGGTAGCATGTTGGGGCGGGCGTACTGGATGGGTACGAACCCGTCGGGCGTTTCCTGTACGAGCTCCTTGTAGAGACGGGTGAAGCTGTCCACCTGGTACTCAGCGTCGCGAATGAGACCCTTCGAGATCTTGCCCTTCGAAGGCAGGAGCTTGTTCATAAAGTCGGCCGCCTGCTCGTCGTAGGTAAAAAAGCGGATTTCGGACGGCCGCTGGACCATTTCGTCAAAGTTGAACTCTTCGACTATTTCAAATTCTGTTTCTGGATTGAATATGAGCTCTGCCATATCGTATCTTGTTTCTAAAGGGTAGAAATTGTCGTGCGGCACAAATCGCTGATCTTGGCGACTGCGGCGTCCAGGACTTCCTCGGGCGTCCTGCCCTCGAGCACACGGAATCGCACGTTCATGTCTTTTCGGAGAGGGTGCGGTACGTCGTAGCTGACGAAGGAGCAGAGGTTCATTTCGTAGATGACGATCTGCAGCAGGGCTCCGAGCGTATGGCCTTCGGTGGTCGTGCTCACGCGGAAGACGCCGGGCTCGGACTCCCGGATGAGGCCCTCCTTTGCGGCCTTCAGCCACGCTTCGGCTCGCGTATGGAGCATCGTCAGGCAGCCCACGACCAACTCTTTCGGGGAGACGACACCGATGCTCTCGACCGTAAAGTCAAACCAGTCCGGCCGCCCGTTCGGGCCCACATGATACGACAACTGCTTGTGGAAGTTTTCAAAGAGCCGCTTGTCCTCGTACTTTTCCGAGTCGATGGCGGCCTTTTCCTCGTCGATGTGGTACATGTAGGTCGCGACGCAGACTTGAGAGGACATGGGATTGACCTTTAGGCGGGCGGTGATATGGACCGTTTCGCCCTTCTTGAGCTTCAGGAAGAACATGGGCGTGCCCAGATCGGCGTCCTTCATGAGGATGTCGGTCCGCGTGGACTCGACGACAAAGTCGTTCGTGGTCAGCAGTCGCATCTCGTCGTCGGTGGCGGGGACACGCAGAAGCAGCTTGGCGTTGCGAATGACGTCCTCCTCGCTCGGCCGGCAGTTTATGGGCAGCATCTCGACGCGGTGCTTCATGACCTCGTGCGGCATCAACGTCGTGTTTTCGAGGATCTCGACATCCGAGATCTCGACGGTGGGGGTTTCGTTGAGCAGCATCCGGCGGATGGCGTTGGCGAATTGCACGGGCACGTTGCGGAGCTCAAACTTCATGCTCATTGTGCTCATTGCCACACTCGTTATGAAAGTATTCGTTTTTATCTCCTTGAGTTTTAATGTCTACGAACCAATACCTCCCGATCCTCTTCTTTAGCGAGCGGTGTGCAAACTCCAAAGAGGTTATTGGCACCATCCAGGCTCTGAACAAGGCGTCCCTCTTCCGCTTTGTCAATATCGACACTACGCCGAGGCATCTCTTTCCGGCCGAGCTGAAAGCGGTTCCGACCATCATCTTTCCAGACACGAAGCAGGTTCTGGCCGGAAAGACGGCGATCTTTGCCCAGCTGTCCAAGCCCGTCCAGGCACGACGTGAAGTGCCCACGCCCCGTGCCGAGCCCGCCAAGCCCGCCGAGCCGCTCTTTTGGTCCTTCAACGAGTCTACGATGTCATCGGGCTATTCGTCCTTTGATGGCACGACCAAGACGCCGGAAGACCAGCTGCGATTCTCGTACCTCGACGGCGAAATGCGAACATCGGGCCAAGATGTGGTCAATCCTACCGGAGACGATGGATCCAGCAAGACGGGCCGCAACAATGACGTGATGGGTCGCCTCGAATCCCTGCAGTCCACCCGGGACACGGAATATGCTTCTGTCTCTCGTAAATAATCATTTAGATATTTCGGCCTTTGATGGATAATGTCGGGGGCCATGTACATGAAGACCTTTTTCAAACAAATTATGGAGGTCGTCGGGCAGATGGAGGAGATGTTTCCCGACGATCCCGATTTCAAGGTCTTTCACACGTTTTTAGGCCTGCTCCAACGAACCAACCCGCTTGCTGTACTGTCCACCTTTCGCGAACACGTCGTCCTAAAATACGAGCCGCAAATCGTGAGCCGCGACGAGGAGTTTATTTTGGGTCATAAGCCGGTAGAGTACGGCAACGACATCATGGATATCATAGGCAAGATGAAGACGTACTGGAAGGTGTTGTCAGACCCGAGCAAGGACTCGCTCTGGCAGTACTTGCATGTTCTCACCCAGCTGTGCAAACGCTATTACGAGAATTCTGCATAGCTAGTCAATGACGCCCGTGTGTATGATTCTGCGAGCACTCTCGATCAATGCGGCCGACCACTACGTTGACCGCAAGTGGAGCACCGAGGGAAATTCAGGGTTTGATCTGCTGGTTCTCGAGTCCACTGTATGCAAGGCCAAATCAGTGACGTACGTCGGGTTTGACGTTCAGGCGATGACGAGCAGCGGTAGTGGCTTTTTCCTGCTGCCCCGCAGTTCTCTCAGCAAGACGCCTCTTCGTCTCGCCAACAGTGTGGGCCTCATCGATCCCAACTACAGGGGCAACCTCATTGCGGCTCTGGAGAACACGTCCGACGAAGATTTTACGCTCGCAAGAACGTCGCGACCCGTGCAGTTGGCTCTGCCGTCGCTGATGCCGTTTGACGTGGTTTGGTCGACGGAGGATTTGCCTACGACAGAGCGAGGTGCGGGCGGGTTTGGGTCGACGGGCGGCACCACTAGCAGCACCCTACGTTGACCACGGGCGGAGACGACGTGTACTTTTTAGACCACTCGTCAAATGTGTGCTGGCTGCCCATCGATAGGTTGCACCTCGCACAGATGGGGACGAGGTTCTGCAGGGTCGTAGCCCCGCCCCTGCTTTCGGGAATATTGTGCCCGCACTGAAAATCAAAGGCAGTTATCATGTTTGTGCACCACAGAGTACAGCATTTGGCTTGGAAAACTCCGCCAAATGTTGTAATCCAGAGTTGTTCACGTAGGGCTTTCGGGATCTTGGCCTTGCTGGTCATTTCTTATAAAACGGACTCGTGTGTCTAGACGTGTTTGAATAGCAAGATGGCGACGATTTGGCTTGTGTTTCGCGTGAAGGATGGAGATCTTTTGTCGTGTACGATGGCGACGCTCAGTCGGGACAAGGCTCGCGAGCGGCTTCTCGACATTTCCGAGAACGACATTGAGGAGGATGACGTATGGTACCGCATCTCGCGATATGAACATCCCGACCCGCTGATTGGCGGGGTTAACAAGATCCATATAGCGGTTCGATGGACAGACACGCTTATCGCCCGACTGGAGATAGAGGCGATCGTGGATCAGTACGGGTTGTTTCAGCCGCATATCATCGAGAACGAGGACGACTACTGGATCGACGACATCGAGCTCACGTAGTAAATGCAAACGATATGCTTCGGATACCCACACCGGCCATATTGCTGCCTTGTACACTTATTGTATGAGATCCGGGTGGCAGACCGTTGATAACGATGGAGTTCGTGGGCACGACAGCAGAGCTCGCGTCGTAGCGGACATTGTAGGACGTAATCGTGGAAACGTACTGGTCGGACTCGGGAACAAGCCACTGGAGGGTGGTCGAGGCTCCGGAAATGGTAAAGCCGGTAAGAAGAAGAGATGGTTCTGGCGTCAGAGTCGTAAATGGGATCGTATACGACGTGCGAGGTATGCCGTCTTGGTAAGGCGTGACGGTAATGTAGAACGGTGTTCCGGGGTACGCGAGAACGCCGGAATCGTAGCCGTACTGCGAATTTTTGAAGTATTTTTTGAACATCGTCAATAGGTTTGCAGGTTGGTTGTTGGTCATCGTGAGCTGGTACATGTCGGTGTCAAACATGGGGTAGGTCGACGTGAACTGTACGATGCCGTTCGCATCGACGGTGGGCTGCGTGATGGTGTACGTGTGTGGGGGGCAGCACGCGTCGAGCTGGAAACGGGTTCGAGGCTGCAGTATGCTACCTGTTCGGATGACCGGGCAAAACCGCTTAGAGTAGTTGTACGCAGTTGCCATTGTGACCTACCCCCAATAAAAACGGATCCGATCGGATGCATGGCAACCTACAGCCCCCACGACAGATAAGACACGACACGACACGACACGACACGACACGATGCCCGAGGTTGAGTGGATCGCCGATCCCGCGATGAAAATCCGCCGCAAGAAGAAGATGCCCGCCAAGATGCCCAAGACCCCCGCCGCCCGAATTGCAGAAGTAGAAGGTATGTTGACCGACCTGGTCGAGCTCGTCGATCACGATGTATATGATGTTTATGAGTCTGTGTTCTTCCAGCGTGTCGTTGAGTACATGGAGGCCATCACGTTCAAGAACGTCGAGGCCATGAAGGGCACGAACCCGCTCAAGGCCGTAGGTCTGCGAATGCGGGACATGGGTCGCGAGATTGTCGCGACAAAGGCCACGTCCACCAAGCTGTTCGTGCAGTTCTTCAAGACCATCATCGACTTTCGAAGTTAAACGGTAGCTGTTCACACTGGTAAATGATAACGTTTCACATTATTCGGAGCATTGGTGCTGCAAATGATGACGTCATAACTATTCATAAGCCTGGAGACGAGCTTTTTTCAGTGACGTATAGCGACCGCGACTCGCAATTCCGGTATTCGTTCGATGCGTCTCGCGACCAAGTTATCGAGTACCTCTACAGCATCCTCGACATGCTGCGTATCGACGAAGAGCCGTTTCACAGCATACAGATCACTCTGCCCGCCTACCCCGCCATCAACGTGAAGATTGCCTCTCTCACCGAAAAGACGATCGTGACCGTCATGAAGCCGATTAAGCGGTCGCTACTGAAGTGGTTGACGTCTAGCGGCCGCTCCTTTTACCGAGCGTGACAAACGTATCCAACACAAAGAGGAAGAAAACACCCGTAAATATGTAGAGAACCATATCGTGCGTGGACGTTTCTCCCGTCTGTTCGCGGTCCATGCGGCGGATGAGCTTGTCCAGGCGGCGGTCCCACTCGCCCCGAGGCGGCCCGGGTAGGCTGACGGGCTGGTAGGCATAGTCGGGCGTCGCGGGGTAGGCGGGATGCGTATAGTCCTTGACTGTGAAGGGCTCCATTTGGTTCGACGACTTGGTGTGTTTGGACGGCGTATAGTTGTCCTCCATGTCTGCGTCCGGCGAGGAGGCAATGGGCAGGCTGCGAGACACTTTCTCGATGATGTCCTTGTTCTCCTCCATCGCGTCGTCCGTCTTTCCGGTAGGACTATTGAATATCATCTTCTTCCCGTGCTTAGACTTGCCTGCTCGGCCATACTCTCCCTTGAATGCCTCACCTAGGTCCGCCATTGTCATTTCGCACTCAGAAAAAAACAGGATAAAGTAATAATGCATTTCTCGAAGAACCTCCAGTATGCAGTCTCTGGCGTTTTGGCGTTGTACATTGTCTTTTTCACCCGCCCCGCCCCGGGGATGGTGGTGAGCGTCCTGTCCTCTCCGATCGCCCAGCTCGCGGCACTGGCGGCCGTCGTCTACGTCGGTGCGAGCGTCTCGCTGCTGGTCGCCCTTGTCGCCGCCGTGGCCCTCGTCCTGTCCATGCCTGCCCGGGAGTACATGACTGCAGAACCCAAAGATCAGAAGCCTGTAGTAGATGCTGCAAAGGAGGTCGCAGGTGCTGCAGGCCAAGCCGCGGCGGGCAAGATGTCAGACATGTTGGGCGACCTGGCCGCAGAGAAGAAGAAGGGCAACAAGCCTGCAGCCATGTCGGCGGAAAACCCAATAGGCAAGCCTAGCGACGGGAAGGAGGAATTCACGGGTGCCCCCTTTTAATTAATCTGAAACTAATACAATACGTATAGAATGCTCGACGTTCTGAACAACAGCAAGTTGTTTGCAGGCATCATGATTATTTTTCTGAACCTGGGTAGCAAGTTCATCACGATCGACCTCTCCAAAACCCAAAAAGAGTTTCTCGCCAACTCGATCCTCCGCCAAGTTCTTATTTTTGCGATTGCGTTTGTCGGAACCCGCGACCTCTTGATCTCCATCCTGCTGACTGCGGCCTTTACTGTGATGGTGGACGGTCTCCTCAGCGAAAAGAGCCCCATAAGCATTCTTCCGAAAAGTATTCGACCCGACGTGGCCGAGCCGTCCAACACCAACGGCCCGTTCGGGTTCCTGCGTGTCCTGTCGGGCGTTCCCGCAAACGTCCAGAATCCCGCCTTTGACGTCCGCGAGCCGGTCATCGGCACGACTTAATCGCCGCAGTGCAGAAAGTCTTCGAAATCCAGTCCGTCGAACGACCACATCCGCACGAGGCGGTGTGGGTGCCAGACCACTTGCATCAATTCCTCTTTGTATAGTTTCGTACGCTCAACAATGCGTTGCTTCGCCTGCAGTCTTTGCATCTGAATCAACTCACGCACAAACGATCTTGCACCGGAGACCGGGGGCTTATGGAGCAACAAGCACGTTCCGGAACACCATAAGGACACCAGACTCGGGCACCGCTCGAGCATCGAATCCGGTAGCTCGCATATGCGGTTGTATCCGCAGTCTAGGGAAATGAGGCTAGTCGGAAGAGTGTCGGGCAGAGATGTGAGCTTCGTCTGGTCGCACTTGAGCGTGTTGATGCTGTCGGGCAGATCGGGCGGCAGTTCCAGCAATGGGTTCTCGCAGATACTTAGTACCTCGAGCCCCGCCGGAAAGCGGACGTTAGAGATCGTTTCTATGTTGTTTCTGGTTATGAACAACGAGAGTAGAGCCGGAGGCAGCGTGTCGGGGAGAAGCCCGATGCAGTTGCTAGACAGCCCTATCGACGTCGTGCTGCTGCCGCACCTCGGGAAGACGCATATGTAATTGAACTCGGCCGCCAGCTGCTCGATAGTCTCCAAGTTTGGCAGGCAGATGAGCCTGTTGCTTCCGCAAAACAGGTTCTTCAGGTTTGACCCGGGCGGAGGTTGGGGTAGAGTTCTCAGATCATTGTGAGCACAGTACACGTCCCTCAGCGTTTTGGGGAAATCGGGCAGAGCGACCAGTCGGTTCCACGTGCATTCGAGCCTCTCGAGATTTGGCGGTAGAAATTCAATGACCCGGAGATCGCTGTATTTGCAGGTGAGCTCTACAAGAGAGTCCGGCAGGTCTGACGTCATGATCGTGCGAATGTTGTTGGAGGAAATATCGAGCCGCCGCACGTTTGGGGGGAGGCTGGGTACGTCAAAGAGACTCATCATCGAAAGGTCAAGCACTGTGTCGGGGTTGCCGGCCTCCAGCCACCGAGCAATGACCTCCTGTGCAGCCACATGGGGATCGTAATCGGAAGGCATCTTTGGAGGTTTAAGATTCTAAAGTAACCGGATACGTTTTGCGACTATAGCTTAATCACCACCGAGTTCTTGGGGGACTTGCGAGACGTGCCCGACGTTGCACTGACGACGCTGCCAGAGCTCTTCTTGAGTGCAGGTTTCGGGAGTCCGAGCGGGGGTGCCGCCGCCGCCGGCTTGGCCACGATCTTCTTCTCCTCCTTCTGGATGCTCTTCAGGATGTCGCCGATGCCCATGCCCGACGGAGGTTTCATTTCGCGAACGGGTGCGGCCGCTGCCTGAACCGGCCTCGACTGCGACTGCGGCGGCGGGGGCTGCGTGGTTCCGCCCAAGAAGGACATCAGACCGGCCAACGGGTTGGAGGCAGGTTGTGCGGCGGGTGCGGGTGCGGGCGGCGGCGAGGAATACATCGGGACCTGGACGTTCTGTGCTTGCGAACGGAACTGCTGCGTCTGGTTCTGCATCGCCTGAGCCGCCATCTGCCGAGCAATGTCGGGGTTCTGCTTCAAGATTTCTTCGATATTCGGGACCGGTGCCTTCATCGCCATCTGATTGGTAAGATGAACCATGTAGACCATGAAGCACGTACGCATCGGAATGCGGACGAGGGGGTGCATACGCATCTTGTCGCCGTACAGATCGTACAGCTCCTCGAAATCCTCCTCGAGATCGCCCACGTTCATCTGAGCGGACTGCGAGAGGCCGTCGAGCTGCAGGCCAAACATCTTCATCATGCTCACATTCTTGGAGCCCCACTCGAGAGCAGACATGCCGGTAATGAACCACTCGCTGAACTGCTTGATCGTAGAGTCCATCGCCTTCTCCTTGCGGACAAACTCGAGCTCCATCTCCATCTCGTCGAGCGGTGAGTCCATCGTGAACCGCTTGCGGATCGGGACGCCCATCTTGCCCAACCGCTCAAACTTGCGGAGCAGCTCGTACTTGCGTTTCGCGACGGCGTCCTCCGAGAGCTTGGGCTGGGCCGTTACGGGCTTGAGATAGGCTTCGGCGTTCAAGTTCTCGAGGCCGTCCCACGACTTGGTCTGGCCTACGTCGTCTACAGAGGGCACGAGGCGGGGCTTTTCGGGCGGGGCGGAGGAGCTGGAAGACGAGCCCAGCTCGGGGAGGTTGGTAAAGTCAAGCGACACACTCTCAAGTTCGGGAAGGCTGGTCGAGGACGGGGCGGAGACGACATTGGAGTTCATAAGCAGGTCGGCACCGGGGATCTCACTCATTATAGGATTCGGGCATCCTGTTCTTAAGACTGAAACGCAGGTCACGCGTGTTCAAGAATGTACAGACCTTGGAGTAGGGCGTCGGCAAGGTCGTCCTTCTTCTTGTGGCTGCGGAAGAAAGCAAGGTTCGCGGGGGGACAGAGGGCCTCGCAGTGGACAATGCCCGTCTTCTTGCGGCCTCGATATGTGTGAGTCGCATCATCTGCACTCACCATATTGTCGAGCTTGTGTATGGCCGACACGCCCCGTGTCTTGAATCCCTTGCACGCAAAGTACATGTGCAGCATCGCCTGGACCGCAAACATGCGGCGATTGGGCTGGTTTTCAAAAATGATCAAATCAGAATCCTTCCACCAGTCCGTGCGTCGATCCAGCGTGGCGGCAATGTCCTTGTCCATCGAAAGAACCGAATCGCCCGCGGCCTTTCCGGCGTTGCCCTTGAATTTCGTCCAGCCGCCCGAGCGAAGGTGGTTATAAATGGCCGTCACGAGCAGAGGCTTCTTCTGCTTCGGCTCTATACTGTACGACTTGGCCAGCTCCTGCAGTTCCCCGACCCCCTGCTTGTTCAACGACGCCTTGGTCGTCTGGGCGGTCTTGGGGCAGTGCTTGGAGCAGGCGTAGGCCCCATCCGCTCCTGACCACATGGCCGGCTTCTTGCATTTGAAGCACGTGGGCTTGTCCACTCCGTTCTTTTCGCCGATGACGTCAAACACGTCCCAGTGAAGGATTACAAGATCCTTGCGGTTTGTGCCCTCAAAGACGCATACAGCAAGGTTTCGAAGTCCAATATCAAAACTCACAATCTTCATTCTACGCCGATATCTGAACAAGAGAAATTAGGGTGGGCTTTTTGTCGCTCTTGTTAAACGGAATGCCTTTGGCCGTAAGCATCTCGCGGAGCTGGGCGATCGTCTTACCCTGGACGCTCTCGATGGCGTCGTCGTCTGCGGGTGCGGCGGCGGCCTCTGCAGGTGCCTCGTCTGCAGGTGCGGCGTCGACCTCGTGCACCGAAACGCGATCATCAATCTCGTGAATCTCATCGACTAAAGGCTGCTGCTCATGCTGCAGTTCCGCTTCCAGCTCCGGCTCTGGCTCGGGCGGCGGCTCGGGCGGCGAGTGCATCATGAAGGAGGGCGGCGGGGCGGTCACAGCAACCGCGAGCGAGTTGATGGCGTGCATCATCCGGGACTGCTGGATGTACAGCCACGCGACCGTGGCCGTCAGGACGAGAATAACTCCGGCGAGCAGTGCGACAATTCCGTGAATGAACTCGACCATTTACTAACCCTGTCCAGTAATTACTTTACGATTAAACGCTCGAATGAACACAAATATGTCCGACGACGGAACCCGCGAACGTCTCCGCCAGAGCATCGTCGTCCTCAAGAAGCTCACGGAGCAGCTGGGCATCCCCTACGAGTCCCCCGAAATTCAGGAGCTCAAGTCGAAGCTCGACCCGTACATCCGCACCGGCGAACCGTGGAGCGGCAAGATATCGTTCGCTGCTTTCGGGCGGACGGCCTACGTCGCCCTGACCCGCCGCAACAATGTAGAGGTGACGCTGAAGAAACGTTAGAAATCTTCCAAATCCGTGCGAATCACCATGTCTGCATTCGAGACTCCCACTCCGGCCTTGGAGTAGTCGGAGATCTTTCGCTCGAAAAAGTTGCCCTTGCCCTCCATTGAGATCATCTCCATGAAGTCGAAGGGATTTTGGACGTTGTGCAGCTTCGGGGCACCGAGCTGGACGGCCAGCCGATCCGCCACGAACTCAATGTACTGCGTCATCAAAATGGCGTTCATGCCGATGAGCGAGCACGGCAGCGAGTCGCAGATGAACTCCTTTTCGATCCGGACGGCGTCGCGGATGATTTCGTGGATCGTGGCAGTGTTCAGCTTTTCAGACTCGAGCTTATACATTTCTACGGCAAAGAGGGTGTGAAGTCCCTCGTCGCGCGAAATGAGCTCGTTGGAAAAGGTCAGGCCGGGCAGGAGGCCCCGCTTCTTGATCCAATAGATTGCACAGAACGCCCCGCTGAAGAAGATGCCCTCGACGCAGGCAAAGGCCACGAGGCGGGTGGCGAAGGATTTGTCGGACGAGATCCACTTCAGTGCCCAGTCGGCCTTCTTGCCAATACAGGGGATAGTGTCGATCGCTCGAAAGTACAAATCCTGCTCGGCCTTGTCCTGGACGTACTTGTCGATGAGCAGAGAATAAGTCTCCGAGTGGAGTCCTTCCATGGCGTTCTGAAACGCGTAGAAGAGACGAGCGACGGGCGAGTCGACGTCACGCTGGAAGCGGGTCGCCAAGTTCTCCTGAACAATGCCGTCGGCCCCCGCAAAGAACGCCAGGATCTGCTTCAAAAACCGCTGCTCGTTCGGCGTGAGCTTGTCCCAGTCGTTCATGTCTTTGCTGAAATCAATTTCCTCGGGAGTCCAGAAGGAGGCCACGCTCTGCTTGTAGAGGGCGTAGAGTCCTGCCTCGCGTGCCGGAATGGGAAAAAGCGTGTACTTTGTCGCGGACGAGCTGGACGACATTGTTGTCTATACTCGTAGAAAGTAGTTAAATGATTGTGTCGAATCATTATTAATGAGTCTGGACTCGAGTGCCACGCAATATGCGTCCTCTATGGACGTGAACCTCGTACGCAACGTCTTCGTGCCCTCGTACACGTTCGACGGCAGCCTCGGCCAATTTTCGGTACAGCTAGACACGAATCTGCGGGGAAATGTGAACGTCGGAGACACTACCACGAACTATAGCCTCAAAATCAATGGCAGCATCGTGCAGACGGTGTCGACGGGATACCATTGGTCTACGCTGCCTGCGATTCAGACAGTGGACATGAATGGCTACGGACTCATAAACCTCTCTATCGGCAATGCAGCGGGGCCGCAATCGCTCTACTACAACCCTACGACAGAGTCCATAACGTACAACCCAACGTTCACTCTGCCGCCCGGCTCGAATTGGGGAGACTACCTCTATTGGAACGGGACCTCGTACAGTATCGGCAGCTCGAAGATTGTACTGGGTGCGAATGCGGGATTGAGCGGTCAAGGTAGTAACGCGATTGCGATAGGTCGTAGAGCGGGAGAAGCGAATCAACGGAACCGCGCGGTTGCAATCGGACTTGAATCTGGGCTTGTTTCGCAGGGGGAAGAATCAGTTGCTGTAGGAGCATACACCGGCTCTCTCAGTCAAGAATGGTACGCAGTGGCAGTCGGTGGTTATGCAGGTCAAACAGAACAAGGTCTGGCCGCCGTATCGGTTGGTTGGAATGCCGGATCGACATCGCAAGGGAGCTATGCAGTGTCGGTTGGAAGTTATGCCGGAGGTAGCGGCCAGGGCCAAAATGCAATCGCTATAGGTAGAAATGCCGGAAAGGTCAACCAAATCTCAAACTCTATAATCTTGAACGCAACTGGTTCAGTTCTGAACGCACAAACATTTTCGGGGTTCTACGTCGACCCCGTCCGCAGCAATACAGGACCGACGTCAGTGTACTACGATTCCACATCCAAGGAAATCACGTACGGCCCTACTGTTTCCGCAGGGCTTACTATACCGGCCGGAAGCCTCTACGGCGATTACCTGCGATGGAACCCTGCGACATCGGCGTACGTCGTCGCTAGCCGCTCAATCACGCTCGGGGGAAGTGCAGGGATCAATCAAGGAGATTTGGCCGTAGCGATCGGCTTCGAGGCGGGATGTAACGCACAAACCAACAACGCGATATCCATCGGAACACGGGCGGGAAGAACGGGTCAGGGTCAGGACGCTGTCGCCATTGGCCGAAACGCCGCCGATTCGGGACAGGGCCAGAGCTCCATCGCGATCGGAACCTTTGCAGCTCAGGGTACACCTCAGCACTCCAATTCAATCGTCATCAGTGCATTGGGCGGAACCCCGCTCATAACGTCGAACGCGAATGCGTTCTACGTGGCACCTGTTCGCAGCAATGTCGGTGCGTCGGCAGTCTATTACGACTCTACCACGAAGGAGATGACGTATGGTCCGACAGGTCCTGCTATACCGACAGGAGCTTACTTTGGCGACTACCTGTACTGGAATGGAGTGAACGCGTACGTCGTCGGCAGCCCGAACATTACGCTTGGACGGAATGCTGGCCAGACCAACCAAGGATCCAACGCGGTCGCACTAGGAAACTATGCCGGAAACACAAATCAAAGGTCGAACGCAGTTTCGATCGGAAATAATAACGATGGGGTATACATTCAGAACAATCAGGGAGTCAGTGCAGTGTCTATTGGTCGCATGACTGGCACTGTAAGCCAAGGAACACAGGGAATTGCTATCGGAGACGCCGCCGGGTATTTGAATCAAGGAGTCGGCTGTGTGGCAATTGGAGCGAACGCAGGACTATCTGGACAACTCACTCGGTCAATCGCAGTTGGACAAACCTCTGGATATTTGAATCAAGGGTCGGATTCGATCGCGATCGGGACTGCCGCTGGAAATGTTTCGCAGGGGAATACTTCGATTGCCATAGGATATCAGGCGGGATCGAATTCTCAAGGAAGTAACGCAATTGCTATCGGATACCTTGCAGGACAAACGAGTCAACATGCTAACACTATCGTACTCAATGCGGGCAACGGTGTTTTAAATACAGTATCCAGCGTGGCTTTCTATGTCGCTCCCATTCGCACGGAGACCAATACGTCTGGGTTTTACGGCCTCGTCTACAACGACACTGCTAAAGAACTTGTAAAAACGGCGGTAAATACCGTCCAGACGATCAGCTTCGGGACAGGTCTCTCCAATTCAGGGACCGCACAGAATCCCATCATCAACGTCACAATATCTGGAGGAGGAATTAATGTTGCAAGGACCGATGCATTTGTAGGAAATACTGTTGGATTTTTTAATCAAAATATAACTCTTTTTACATACACAATACCTGGGTCATGGCTACCTGTAAGTAGCGGGGTGAACATTATTAACATAACAACAACCTTCGGAATTAAATGCTACAACAACGACGCAGGAAATGCTGGAAAAGACGGAGGGGGCACAATTCGAACGTATGCAAATCCATACACAATGTCATCGTTTTATAATGGAGATTTTTTGATCGATAACGGCGGACTCATAACATCACAGAAAAATATGCCATGTACTGTAAGCGTTCAATTGGTTCGCGGTATTCACTGGGATTCCACCAAAACAAACATTCAGTGTGATTTCGAAGGATATTACGGTATTTACTATGCGATAAATCATAGACAAACAGACAATACTACGAGGCCTTATTTAGTATTTGTAACCGCGATGGCCTAAACAGCAGAGTAGCACACCTTCTGTACACTGACCACCGACACGCCCGAATGCTTACTGAAATCCTTCATGAAATTCCGCAGTGCCACCTTTTCCGTGATACCTTTCGACAGAACCTTGGCGATCAAGCCCGCGACCATCACTTTGGGTGTGTGTTCGAGCTCCTCGTCGGGCGACTTGAAGATTGCCCGAATGCTCGCCAGAATCTCGTCACGCTGTTCTTCGCTCACCGACAGGCCGTTCATCATCCGTTCGGCCAGCGAGAGCTGCGTCTTCAGCAGGGGGTTCTCGTCCGCCACGAAGCCGAACCGCTGAATGGCCTTCGAGAGCGACCGCGTACTCACTTTGAACATTTCTGCAATCTCTTCGTGTGTCCTGGAGCAGTCAAACCGACGGCAGGCCACAAAGAAGACCGCACCCATCAGAGCCCGGCGAGTCTCGCCCCGCAGTTTCAGGGCGTCCTCCTGGGCCTTCAGAAGAGCACAGGCCTCCTGAAGAATGGCTTTGGTAAAGCCGTTACGATAGGCATACTGATTCAGCATTTCAAGAGCCGCGAGCCACGACCGTTCGGAGTGGGAGGCGAGGCACCATGCGGACAGACGCTGGATGCTCTTCATTTGCGGAGACGTGACTTTCTTGTTCATGGCCATGGAGCCGTACGAGGATTCGGGCAGCAGCTTATGAATGGCCAGACCGACGCGGGTAGGATCGTCATTGCGGTCTTCGGCTCCGTAGTACCGCCACTCGGCACCCTCGGAAATCACCTGCTCCAAAATAGAGCCACAGTGGGTGCATACGTTCTGGCCCTCCTCTACGACAATTGACAGCTCTGGATGATCGCACATTCGTGTACGCAATCCAGACATGTCTACATTCAAGTCCGTTTTAAGAACATAATATTTAACGCGGCTAACGCAGCCTGCTCAGCGTCGCCTCCATCGCCGCTTCGTCGTACACAAACGGCCGGTAATCTCCAGAGGATTTTGCGGGAGCCCGTCCCGCCGTCTTGCCCGGCTTGATCCACGAAATCAGTAGGGTAGACACTCCTGAAATCCACACCTTGAAGCCCTGTTCCTCGAGGGTTTCTTTGACGTACAGAACAGCTTCTCGATGGCTGTAGAGGGGATACCCGAACACAAAGGACGGGACGTCGTAGGCCATGTAGGGTGCGTGAGGGTTGGTGGCAGAGTGCGTCTTGATCTGGCTGCAGAGGGTTGACAGAACAGGCCGCATGGCCTGCATGCTCGCCGTTCGCTGCTGCTCCTGTTGCTTCCACAGATCGGTGGCACGAAGCATTTTCATACTTCCGAGAAAAGAACAGCAATGATTCTCGCTTTGAACGGCGGCGGTATGCGAGGAGGGCTGCAGGTGGGGGCTCTCGCGGAACTGGCGAGGCAGACGGGAGAACCGGCCGTGCACAAACTCTTTCCGGGCGGAGTCTACGGTATTTCTGTAGGAGCCATCGTGGGTTCCTACGTCGCCTTCGGATTCTCTATGGACGAAATTTCTGAAATAATTCTAGGATGGTCGAGCGTCCCTCTGTCTCCGCCGAAGCTGCAATCTATCCTCGAAATTTCAAAATCGCACGGTCTTGACGACGGATCTGTCATCCGCGACCGGCTGCGTGAGAACTTTTCCAAGCGAAACATGAATTTCGACGATCTGCGGATCGGCGATGCCTTGATCCCCTTGCACATCGTCGCGAGCGACTGCCTGAATGTTCGCACAGTGATCTTTGGAAAGACCGTCAAGGTGTGGGACGCAATACGCTCGTCCATGGCCATACCTCTGGTCTACAAACCGCACGTGTTTGAATGCGGGACATTTTCGGACGGGGCCGTCTTGTGCGACAACATCTCTACTGTCATCCCGCGGGCCGATCGCGACAAGGTTCTGTTTCTACTGATCACTCGCACGATACCATTGACCATCGACACGTTCATGGAAACCTTTCATGTATTAAAAACGATGCGGGGCTGTCGAATGATTCACGATGCGTACCCTGGACATACGTGCATGCTGATCGATGACGAAACGGCGTCCATCAACATCTGGTCCTCTAGAGAATCGGCAGAAGCGGTGGTTGAGAGAGGAGCTGCGATATTCCGCAGATTTTATACGGGGATTTTCACGGGCTCTTTGGCACCCAAGGCAGTTATGATAAACTCTTCGTAGGTAGACGTTCGAGGCGGTCCCGAGTATTCGTACACCTTGGATGCCGTTATCAGCTTGTATGTAGGGTAGGCAGTGACCCCGTAGCGATTGCACGTCTTTTCCTCGGCCTCGCAGTTTACGGGGTTGACCGTCACGACCTTTCCGCCGTACGTGAACCCCGCGACGAGTTCAGAGAGGCTCTTCACCCTGGGGATGGCGTCTTGCGAGTAGGGGCACCACTGGGTGTAGAAAAAGAGAAAGGTGGCCTGGTTGGCTTGGAGGTCGTTTTCGGTAGGCAACTCACCTACGACGAGGCGACTGCCCGGGGGAAATCCTCGGAAGGCCCAGAAGAAGCCCAGAAAGATTACGAGTGCGATGAGGGTAAACCATACAGCTGTGAGGACCTTGGAAAAAGCACCGGAGCCATCCAGCCTTGATTGGATAAAAAATACCACGCCTGCAACGAAAAGAATGCACACGAGGAACATGGATACATAGACCATATTACTTGTGGGCGGAGGCTTGTTCATTATTTAGTACCGGATACAACAGTGCGGCGATTTTCCGTTGCTTGGTGTGCCATTCACGCATGGCTTCATTCGCAGTTTTTGTGTCGCTTTTCAGGACGGCCCATATGGCAGGTATGTTCTGTTTATCGGGCACGATATACCATGTATTGCCGTGCTTCAACATTATACGACTATGCTAGAGGTGTGAAAATGTCTACATGCGAGCGGGGAAGCCGACCAGGTTCGCGCCGATACCGAAGCCCGCACCCGTACGGGCCGACGAGCCGACCGACGGGGCGTAGATGTCCAGGATGGCGAACACGGCAAGGGCCGTCAGGGCGATCGTGCCGATCTCCTCGACGCGGAGCTTCTTGCCGGGCAGGAGCCAGCAGGCAATGCCGACGGCAAGACCCTCCAGGGCGTACTTGACCAGGCGCTTGACGAGGTCGGGAATATCAATACCCATCATCGGGGGGGCAGGGGCGGCAGCGGCTGCTTTGGGAGAGGGGTCCATTTTATACTGACTCAACGATATTTTTTCGAATAGCTCATTCCTCGGTGTATGCAAACAAGAGCAGGGAGATAAAGCTCATCAGTATCGCAAGCCAGCGAAGGCCTTTGATTGATTCTCCAAATACAAACAGACCTGCCAATGTTACCACGACGTCGCTTGCCAGGTCCCAAATAAGATTCATGGCAGTCATGCTCTCGTAGTTCATAGATCGGAAGAACAGGTAGGGTTCGATAGAATAGACTGCAGTGGCAACCGTCAGGCCGACAGGGTACGATACTTGTTTCAAATGGACAAACTTTGCCGTGAACATCATGACGACGTCGGCAAGTGCCATGACGATGCCAAACACAATAGGAAGTACGAAAAATGTCCCCCACTTCCAATTGACCTGCTTGATGAGGACGTCTAGCCAGTCACTCTTGATCATTCTATTTCATGTCTACATTTACTTGCCGCCGCCGAGCATCTTCCTCGCATAGCCGCACGTGAGCATCCAGACGACACCAAACACCGCCGCGTGCGTGAGGTTGACCGTCATGCGGGACGCACCCGGGGGGAGCGACACAAGGACGCCCGGAATCAACGCATAGAAGAGAACTGCCGCGTACACTGCCATTGCCCACATTTTATACTTACCCCCAGAGAGTTTTTTGGGCGTTTCGTTTAGAGAGAACCCCTCTATAGTTTCCATAATGAGCAAGCAACGTGTCGAACTTCCTACACATGATATGGACGGCGTCGTGGATTACCTCGAGGAGGACCCCGAGCTACCGAACCAGCGTTACTGCATCGTGAGTTTCATCTCGCCTGAAAAGGTTATTGAGCAGAAACGCGACTTCTTTTTCAAGCACTTTATCCAGTGGATGGACTATGACTGGAAGGTGAAGGGTGTCGAGCACTTTGTGGCGTTCCTCTCGAAAAAGTACTCGATTGACATTGACTCGATCATGAAGGACTTTCGCGAGTTTGAGGCGACCCACCGTGCGGATATCAAGAAGACGGACGTGCCCGAGCAGTACCAGGTCTTCCTTCTGAAGCACGAGAAGGAGCTGCAGGAGTCGTACGACCGTGCGAACAACTTCCAGTGCAACATCCGGGGCGTCAAGGTGCGGCGAGCCTTCCCCTCGTACGAGGAGGCTCAGCTGTGGTCCAAGGTTCTTCAGCGAAAGTACCCGAAGGACAACATCATGATTGGCCGCATGGGTTGCTGGCTGCCATGGGAGCCGTCGGAGCATCTGATGGACAATGTCGAGTATGCCAACTCGCAGCTGAACGAGATCATGCGAAAGTACAAGGAGAACGAGGCGAACCGCGAGCTGTTCTTTGCGGAGGAGCGTGAGGAGTCCATCAAGACGCAAAAGGCGGAGAACGCCAAGCGGCGTCTCGAGAACGCAAGTGGCTCGCACCCGGCCGTGGCGGATCAGCAGACGCTCTCGGCGGTTCTTGCGGCGGCTTCGTCGCCAGCACACCCAGCCGAGGGAGCACTGCGTGACGCGTAAGTAAAAGAAAACGGACCCGCAAAGGGTTCCGTATGAAACCCAAACAAAAATGGGGTTCGATATGTGGATTTCGTGTTCGCTGAGCGTGTGCCAAGAGACGGGGAGACCCTACTTTCTCCGCAAGAACGGCGTGAAGGACTTTGACCTCACGCACCTTCCGGTCGTTCCGGAAGAGTACCGCAGGTTCATTCAGCTGCGGGGACATGTGCTGTACGAGTATACACGGTCGTTTGCGAAACACGAAACGACCGTGGATGCTATGATGTTTCTCAACGGGTTTCCCCCGTGGGACGAGGTTGAACAGGACGAGGCCGACTCTACAGTGTGGACCTCGCTCGACCACAACAAGTTCTTCGCGGCAATCGAGTGGTTCGCGTACAGCGAGGCGACGTACCTCGTGAATTGGTCGTACTAAATCCCACCCTTCTTGACCCAGATCGTTTCGCCACTCTTGCGTCCCACTTTTTCGGGGCTGTATTCGGTCGCCGCCAGCATCGTAGAGCTGAACGGTTTGTTGTCCGCCCAGAGAGACTCGTCGCATAGGTGAAACGGTCCGTGGTCGCTGGCCTTGTACCAGAAGACCTGATCTTCGAGCTTGTTGGACGGGCTAGAATTGCAGATGACGATACATTCGTAGTTCTCGGTACACTGATCCATGAACTGACAAAACATTTCAAACGTCGGAAACATACCTGCGTAATTTTCGTAGATACGTTTGCGGTTGCCCAGAATATTTTCACGGAGGATAAAGACGAAATCAACGTTGGTACGCAGGTTGGGCGTGATGCCGAGCGGGTACTGCATGGTGATCATGGTGGTCAAGTCAATGTGGCGGCCGTTCATGAACACGTACCGCGTAGACTCCTCGCGGATCCACGTGGCGTCGTACAGACAGTCGTCCAGAATCAAAAAGGTACGGGGGTCTACAGAACTGCCACCACCGCCACGCGAATGGTTCCGATGTTGCTTGAGCCCCAGCTGCCGCCGAATCACGTTCATAATGATGTCGGGCTTGTACTTGTCATGGATCAATTTGGACGGAACCATGTGCTGAAAGAACTCGTTGGCGACCTCTGTGCCTGAAATGACGGTACCAATCGGAAAGCAGTCCTGCGTGTGGTGGAGAATGTCCCGAACCAAGAACGATTTTCCAGTGTCTTTCTTACCGATAATCACAATCATCGGCGATTTCCGCGAGTCCATGGCACACCTCTCCTTGATGACCTCCATGTTGAATTTTCGTATGCTAAAGTTCATACTCTATAGCTCCCTATTTTTTGCTCGTTATAAACAACAGCGGGATGGGCAAGAAGACCGATGACTACGTGTACAGCATCCATTCCAAAAAGTTGACTCGCGGCGACTCGATGCGTATCACTGGGAATATTGCGATTTTTGCCCTCGTCTACACTCTGGCCGGTGCGGTTCTATCCTACGTCTTATGGTATGCTTTTGACCCGTACGATCCGTACGACGAGAGCGATCCGGAGCAGAAACGAATGAAGGTATGGGAAGGTAAGGGCTTGCTGTTCAATCTGTACGACATTGCCGTAGAGCTCATCATCATTGCCATTTCGGCATTCTGGTTGACGTACTTTTTGGACACGGCCGCTCCGCTCATTCCTGTCCGCAAGGGTCTCGAGGATTTCATAGACTCGTACACGAGCGGCATGTTTTTCATGTTTGCCGTCTTTGTGTTCTTGGACGACATCTCGTACAAGATGAAGTATGTCTTCAATACGATTTTTGGAGACTTTTTGGACTACTGGATACCCGAAGAGGGCTCTCTGCTGGACTTTTCTGTCAAGTACAGCGAGAGGCAGCTCAAACTGCATGAGGATAAGCGTAAAAAACAAGATGGTTCTTTCATGAAGGCTTAATAATGCCCAAACCGATCCCGGACCTACGGACCTCCAATGTCCCCATTGAGATCCAGAGGTACTCCAATCTCCATGGACTGCAGGAACAGGCCCAGCGGCTCTGGGGGCTCCGCCGCATCCAGCCCTACTTTCCCTCCATCCAAAAACTCTTCAAGCTCGACGAAATCCGCAACCCCTACACGTACGGCATCCGCAGCCGCTACGCCGTCCAGACCATCGTAGACGCCGACACGCTGTTTGTGGGTGGCAAAGAGCAGAAGGTCCATCTCAAAAAGACGATGATCTTTGCTGCCTACAACGTGATGCGGGGAGACTATGCGGGCACCGGCCTGCCGCACAAGGAAGACGAGGCCACGAAACGGCTGCAGTCGTCCTATAATGCCGCATATGTGGGCTCTCTCGCCTCGATCGCCCTCTCCGAGTCCGGATGCCTCCACTTTCCAAAGGTATTTGGCGTCTTTTCGGGCATTGCCGCAAGCCATGTTTTGGATATTTCCGACGACTACGAGGACCTCTGCGACCGTGCGTGGTTCTCCCAGAATATCGGACACTTTTTCGAGCTCCGGCTAAAAAAGCCATCGACGGGGCTTGTGGAGCTCGAAGACATGGACGGCCCCGTCGATCTGGGTATTCAAGACCTCCAGCCGGTCGGCCAGCTCCTTCCTCCGCCTACGCAGCCTATAAGTGACAGCGGCGGCGACGAAACCTCCGACGACGACGGCGATGACGCGGACGACGAACACTCGTCGTACGAGTCGGGAAACTCGACGGATTATGTATTTGACGTGCGTTCGTGCTCGACGGACGACTCGATGGACGAGGAGAACGGGTTCGAGGAGCCGGAGGACGACGAGCCGTTCGCCCACGCCGTGTTTGAGGACGCCCCCATCCAGATCACGGCAATGGAGAAGTGTGAGGGCACGCTGTACACGCTGTTCAAAGAGAACCCCGACTGGTCGAAGCGGTACGCGTGGGTTCTGCAGGTCGTGTTTGCCCTGGCCTACGCCCAGCGAACGTTCGGGCTCGTGCACAACGACCTCCACGTGATGAATGTCATGTATGTCCATACGGACAGCGAGTTTCTCTACTATAATATCGGCGGCAAGACGTATCGCATCCCCACCTTTGGCAAGCTCATCAAGATCATTGACTTTGACCGTGCGACCCTGTCGGTCAAACTGCCGAAGATGCGGGACTCCAAGTTCTTCATGTCGGATCAGTTTGAGCAGGAGGAGGAAGCGGGCGGGCAGTACAACACGCAGCCTTTTTACAATCCAAAATATCCCGAGGTAAAGCCAAACCCGTCGTTTGACCTGGTCAGGCTTGCCTCGTCGATATTTTTGAAGTGTTTTCCTGAAGGAAAGGAGTCGTCAAGCACGGACTCTGCGGCTCTCTACAAGCTCTTCAAGAGATGGCTCACCCTGCCCGACGGAACGTCTGTCCTCTTTCGCACGGACGGCATTCACGAACGGTTCCGCGGCTTCCAGCTGTATAAAGCGATCGCTAGGTTTGCACGGGACGCGGTACCTCGCAAGCAGATTGAGAACAATCACATAGCGGACGAGTATCTTTTTGCAGAGAAGCTGCCGATGGGCGTGACGTGCCTGCTGATTGAACCATAGAAGACCTTATTTTCGCCTGTAAGAGTATGTACGAGCCCCGGAAATACTTTAGCGGACTGTCCAAGACTCGCAAGGCACAACGAAAGCGGGAAATCCGCAAGTACGGATCCATGTCGTGGAAGAGCCCCAAAGCGTACGTAGGGTTCAAGACCGACCGTGGCGTTCATACGCGAAAGTCGGGATATACGACCCAGTGGAAAAAGCTTTATCCAGAGGCGAAATCGCTTGAGGACAAAGCTCGTGCGACGGGTGTTCCCCTAGCCGCACTGAAGGAATCATATAACCGAGGAATGGCGGCCTGGCGAACGGGGCACCGACCAGGAGCGACGCAGCAGCAGTGGGGGTATGCCCGGGTCAATTCACTGCTGCTGTGTGGCAAAACGTTTCATTCTACAGATTCAGACATTGTTAGGAAAACACGCAAGACATCGAAGGCCGCACGAAAGTGGTGGAAGGATTGTTAAAAGGACGGCTTGCCGACAAACATATCGCCCGCCGCCTGTGCGGTCGACGCCGCGGCCGAAGTCGCCATCTCGATGACATCGGAACTTCCGCCGAGGGCAAAGACGAGACCGCCTGCCCCTGCCCCCGACACGACTCCGATCTTGGCGGCATCCGGCCACTCGATCGGCTTGCTGCGGGTGTACCGCTCCACTGCATAAATACAAATAGCGGCCACGGCCACGATTCCCATGACTGCAATGAGGTTTGTATCGACCATCTTTGTTTGTTAAGCTGCCACGCATCTGTTTACAGCTTTAGAACGAGCGTGTCGGCGTCCGTGGGAACCGTCAGCTCCACCTTTTCGTCGTCTTTCGAAGGCACTGCTGTGGCTACATCGAGAGACTTTATGAGGTCGCCAAGATCGACCGACTCTTCAGAGAGCTTGATCTTGGGTGGTGCCTCGTCGTCCTCGCTGTCGTCGTCGTCGCTCTCCGTCGCCTCGCTCGCCGCGTCGCTTTCGTCGTCGTCGTCCTTCGAGAACGACACGGAACGGCCTTTCGCGGGGGGCTCTTCGGCGACAGGCTTCGGCGGCTCTGTATCCTCGATGGCAGGAGGGGCGGAGGATGTGGGGAAATAGGCGGTCACGATGGACTGCCATGGCAAAAAGGAGTCCAGGACAGTATCGAGAGCACCATCAAGGAGCTTCACGATTTCCTGGCGGTTCCTCGCCTGCTGCTCCGATCGCACACCTACCGTCCGAAACAAGAAGGCATGCTCCCAGCACTTGCGGGCGGATTCCTTGTACAGCTCGTGGACGAAGCGGGACAGCGGCGGCCGCTCGAACTGCAGGTCTACGCTATCGTCCTTCTCTCCGCGGAACTGGATGGCCGCAAAGGCACGGAGGTAGGTCAGCAGCACGCCCGTCAGCAGCTCCTCGAGGTACGTACATTTTGACGCCGCCACGATCCGCTTGACCTCCGCATTCAAGACATCGTCCTTCCACTCGGGAATGCGGGTCAGGAGATTTTGAAAAGTCATCAGAATCTGGTCGGGCTGTCCGTTCTTCTCGCAAATGAGCTTGGCGTTGTCGTAGACGCTCCACACCCCGTCGGCAACGTTCGGAGTGACCATCAGCGAAAAACGGTTGCGGATGTGCCGCTTGGCGAATTGGGTTTCTTCTTGGAATGTAGAGGACGACATTTATTCAGACCCAGCTGTATTTTAGTTGTACAATGAACGCCAGGTCTCCGGAGGTGCGACGTCGACGTCCTGCAGCAGCGTCTTGACCGTCTCCTTCGTGAGCTTCAGGGGGAACTCGATCTTTGTCCAGAACTTGTACTTTTTGCCGCTCTCCTCGTCCGAGAGCCGCAGAAGGTTCACGCGGGACACGACCGTCTCGACCACGCGGATGATGTTTCGCATGCCCTGCTCGCCGTTCGAGTACTCGCGGATAATGTACTCGGCCGCGTCCTCCGTCGCCGACAGGTCCTCCCGCTTGATACCGGCGTGCTTCAGGACTTCGGGCCACACGTAGTTGGCCACGATGATCTTCTTCTCGTCGTTCGTGTACCCCGAGCACTGGATCACAGACATGCGATCCTTGAGCACCGGATGTACCTTGGATTCGTCGTTGAACGAGAAGACGAAGAGGCACTGCGAGAGGTCAAAGTCGATGCCAGCAAAGTATCGGTCGTGGTACTGCGTGTTCTGCGAGCGATCCGTCAGGTGAATCAGCATGGATGTGATCTCCTCACCGTGCGGCGTCCCGGAAATCTTGTCCAGCTCGTCAAAGTACAATACAGGGTTCATGCAGCCCGCTTGCATGATGGCGTCGATGATGCGGCCCCACATCGAGCCCTCGTAGGTGTACGAGTGGCCCGAGTAGTGGGCAATGTCGGACGCACCGCCCAGCGAGAAGAACATGAAGGGGCGTTTCAGAACGTTGGCAATGCCGTTGCGGGCAAAGGACGTCTTGCCCGTACCCATCGGGCCCTTCATCGCAATGCAGTTGCCGACGGAATCGGGGTTGGCGATCCACTGGGCCAGAATCTGCATGATCTGCGTCTTGGCGGGCAGCATGCCGTACGTGGCCTTTTCCAGAGTACTACGAGAGGTCTTCAGGAAGTCCGCACACGTCGATGGCTCGTCCTTGCACGTCACTGGCAGAGGAATGTTCTTGCCAAAGGGGACTCGCAGGATCGCATCGACCCAGTTGCGGAGCTTCTGCGTCTCCCCGCTCTCGTTGCCCATCCGCGTCATCGCGTCCACCTTGCGAATGATCTCTGTCTGGATCTTTGGACTCGTGTCCAGCCCCAGCACGCGGAACTTGTAGGGGACTTCGGTGTCGCCCAGCAGCTCCGACACAGCAAACATCTGCTTGATGGTCTTCTTCTTCTCCTTCTTGGAGAGATCCTCAAAGTAGTTCCGCTCCTTGCGGTAGAGCTTGATCGGTACATCGTCCTCTTCCTCGTCGTCCACAATGACCCGCGGCCTGTTGCGGCCGCCGCCCAAATGGTGCTTCAGCAGCTTCCCCAGAAACGACTCGTCCACATCATCTTCATCATCCTCGTACTCTTCCTCGTCATCCTCCTCCTCGTCATCCTCGTCTTCGTCTTCATAGTCCTCGTCGTCTTCGATCTCGGCATTCACCCTGGCGTGGAGGTGGATCTTTACAGACACTGGCATGTTTCCGGGAACCTGGATGCCGTGGACGTTCGTGGGAGCCTTTGGTGACGGAGAGCTGCTACTGGACGACGAGTGACGCTTCTTGTTGGTGTCATCAAACAACGTGTCGTCGTCGACCCAGCGAAGGGGTGCCCCGCCTCCATCCTTTGAACGCAGGTTGTACTTGGTGTCTGGCGGAGGCGGTTGCTGCGGCGGCCCTGCCTCTCCGCTCTTGGTGCGACGTCGCTGGTTCTTGCGTATCTCATTTCTCAATTCGGACGACATCTTCTGATGCCTATTATTTGATCTCGGCAATTTAATCCATTTTGTCCTCTTCATATAATGGACGAGGCGTTGATCAAACAGGCTCAGGATAGGGTGGACTACGAGGCGGCACACGATCCTACCGTAAAACAGATTATCCGCATCGTCGAGGATTTTCTGAAAACGACCCAGGTAATGTGTTACGGCGGGACGGCGATCAACAACCTTCTGCCGCCTAAAGATCGGTTCTACGACCCCGAGTACGATATTCCCGACTATGATTTCTATAGCAAGGAGCCCCAATTGCACGCTCTTCGCCTTGCCGACAAATATAGTAAGGCCGGCTTCAAATCCGTCGAGGTCAAGCCCGGAGTCCACCTCATGACCTACAAGGTCTTTGTCAGCTTCATCGGAGTGGCCGACATAACCTTTTTGGAACCAAAGATCTTTGATAAGCTATGGAAGGAAGACGTTCACAGAGAAGGCATCCACTACGTGTCCCCCAACTTTTTGCGGATTTCGATGTACCTCGAGCTGTCTCGCCCGCGTGGAGACATTGAACGTTGGAAAAAGGTCTACGAACGCCTCATGCTCCTCAACAAGCACTACATCGTCGGCTGCAGAAACGGCGAAGAAACCATGCCACCCAACGCTCTCGCTGCTCCCGAACGCAAGAAGATCGAGCACATTCTCCACGGAAAAGACCTCGTGCTGCTTGGGTCGCACGCAATAGAACTACACTCCAAATCTCGCAAGAACCTCTGGAACGTGCCCATAGACGTACTCTCGGTAGATGTGGACAGCAAGGTTCAGGCGTTTGTCGATGTGTTTGGGACGGATCGCGTCAAAGTTCTGAAGCACCCGCCCTACGCAGAGCTGCTGCCCACCCACGTAGATATTCTGGAGATAGAGTCTGGATTTCTTCTCGTCCGAATTTTCCAGACAGTGGGCTGCCACAGCTACCACGAGCTGCAGAACGGCCTCAAAGTGGCCTCCATCCCCACCCTCCTCCAGTTTTTCATGGGGTTTGTATACGCAGACGCTCACTTTCTAGAGGGATACGACGAGAACCGCATCATCTGCATTTCCCAGCGGCTCGTCGATCTCGCCCACTCCAAGAAGGCCTCGCGGCGGTTCGAGCTGCTGACCCCCATCGACTGCATCGGCAAGCAGGCCACGCTCCGCGACGTAAAGGCACATACTGCCGAAATCAAGGAAAAAACGTCAAAAAAGTCTAGCGATTTTCTGAAGTTCTTTTTCATGTACAAGCCCGGAACGATGACGGGGACGCAGAAGCAGAAGCTCCGCAAGAGCCTCAAAGAAACCATGCGGCGGACGCGTGCGGACGACCGTCTGGACTTGGTGGCTGACACAACAGAGTGATTAGCCGTCGTGAATCACATCGGCGGCTGCCATAGGTTGGAAAGGGACACCCGGACACGGGGCACACTGGCCGTAGGACGCCGTCGTGAGCGAAGACGCGGCAGCATACGACCCGACCGTATGCGAAACGGCGTACAAATCTTCGTGCGAGACTCCGCCGCGGACAGACAGGTTCTTGGCGTTCAGCTGCACGTAGTTGTTGCGGATCGACTGGTCGCGGATCATACGCGTCACGTCCGAAGAACTATAGATCCGGGTCGCATACTGAACATTGCTATCTTTCTCTGCAGGTACGAAAAAACACGATGACATCTTTATTGACTACATAGAATAAAGATGTCATTGAAACTCAAAAAGTATCTCGCATTGGGCTTTTTCGTCCTAGCCGGAATTCTTCTCTGGCTACTCTCGAACCCACCCGTGCAACGAGAGGGTGTAGACGACACGCTGGTGCGGCTTGACAAGATCGATACAAAGAACAAGGAACAGGATACGGAGATCAACGCCCTCAAGAAAAAGTTTGACGAGTCCAAGTCGCGGATATCCGACGGAGAAAAACAGGCCAATGCTGCACTTGGGAACATGCAGCTGGCTATTTAGTAGAACGATCGAATGTACGGCACATTCTTCTGGAAGTAAAACGCATTTGGTTCACTCTCGGACCATGCCATCATTCCATCTTCCTCCCTAACCTCCATTTTGTAATGACTATCCTCTTTAAGAGTTTTATTCAACTCACCAATCTTTTTCTCTACGTTTTTTGTGGCATCTTTGAGTGTATTAAACACTCCGAGAATTACTGGACCTTCAGATCGTCCGATTTCGTAAACAACAACCACATACCTGGCTCCACCAACCTTTCGTTGGCGTCGGCGAGTGGATTGTTTCTTATGTGACGGCATTTACTTTATTATTTTAATATTTATTGATCCACCAGCTCGTGTCTAGGTAGGGAGCGTACGGCGGAATGTCGTTCGGGTCCCGTGCAGGTTTCGTATTCGCGAGAGACCGAACCTCCTGCGGCGTCAATGCATAGTTGTAATATATGAAACTTCCGATAAGTCCCTTCCAACCTCCGTTGTCGGCGACATATACGTGACCATTGTTCTGCAGGGGAAGAGCCGCCAAAGTGAGGTGCTGGTAGAGCGTGCCGTTGACGTAGACGTCCATGGACTGCTGATTCATGGCAATCGCAAGGTGGATCATCTTGCCCGCCGGAAGGTTGCGAATGACAAGTTTGCCCGGCTTATCGTCCTTATAGGTGTCCTGCACAATGTGAATCTCGTTATGGCCCGCCCGCATCGTCACAGACGGCGATTGCATCGACAGATCAGAGTTTCCCTTCACGAATATCGTGGGCTTCTTTCCGCCGCTCTCGTCGTCGTAATCGTTCACGAGCAGCCATGCGGCGTACGTGAACTCTATGCCGTCCGACTCGTTCTGCGAGCGAGGCAGCGGAGTGTCAATCTTCATGTGATCGCGTCCCTCGTGGAGTGCGTCAATGAGAAGAACGCTCGTCTGTACCGGAGTTATACCAGACGGAAGTGCGTACGTCGATCCGCTCAGCAATTCATAGAGAATAAGCACGATGATGCCGACGATGACGATTACCATTAGCGATAAAAGTATCGTACGAAGCTCGACCATTATTTACAGCGTGTATTGTTTTATTTCTTTTCCAGTCGTGGTGTCGTTCACGGAAAACTTGACGCTATAGCCAAACAGGGACTTGGAGGGCAGTTCGTTGTATTTCTTGCCGTTCGTACCCTTCAAGCAGAACGCCTTGGCATCATTGGGCTTCAGAGCCCGCGACTGGTGGTAGAGGTCGATGATGTTCCCCGAGAAGCCCCCGTTGGGCATAAGTTGTAGGTCTCCAGAGGGCGTCTTGGGTACGCCAGGCAGGAGGCACGAGCGGACGAGCATGCCGTTCAGGTAAATGTCGACGTTGCGGCCCTCGACGGATAGGTTGACGCAGAACCAGGACTGAAGAGGCACGTTGTCGACCTTGCACGTGAACGAGTCGTCCGTCGAGGACCCGTCGCCTCCGAGGGGAGCCGGCGTGCTGGACTCGGCCGCACCGCCGCTTCCTGAGAAGACGTTGATTTTTACGCACAGGCTGTTGTCGGTGGGGTGGAGGTAGACGTACGGATTGACTCCGCCTGGCGTGCCTCGAGAAAGAACCGGCTTTTCCTGGCCAAACTTATAGTCCCAATCTTTGATGTACATCCACCACTGCAGACCGTAGTTTCCCCCGTTTGTGCCCGCAGACATGGGTAGAGCAGCCCCTCCCACGGTGCCGCCCGACCCCGAATCGACCGGTGCCGGTGCGAGGTTGCCCGAGGACGTCGGGTTACCTTGAAATCCGATAACCACAAAGTAAATTCCAAAGACTACGAGGGAGACAATAACCGTATACATGAGCCAACTAAGTATTCGAGACACGAAAGACGGACCACCCTCGGGCTGTGTGCTAAACAGAAGGCTGTACGCGAAATACAGCGAAAAAAGACCCGAGACCACACCGCAGATGATGAGGCCGGTCGTTGTGGTCATTGGCGGAGATGCTGCAGGCACTGCTGCAGGTGCTGCTGCTGGTGGCGGGCATTGCGAAGGCGGCGTACTCATTATGTATGAAGCAGGTAAAAACGGAAGCGAAAAAGGCAGCGTTTACTACAAGCAACCGATGAATATGTTCTGTAATAATTGCGGTCAACGCGGGCATCCCTTTCGTGAATGTCGAGACCCCGTCCTGTCGTGCGGCATCATCCTCCTCCGGAATAAAAAAAGCCCAGAACGCATGTGCCTCCCCGTCGAGGATATTAATGATGTCGAGGTCCTGATGGTGCGTCGAAAGGACAGCATGTCCTTCACCGAGTTCGTCAGAGGAAAGTACGATCCCTTGCGGATCGATTACGTCCGCAACCTCATCGAAAACATGACAAAGTCCGAGATCGTGCGGCTGGTGACCGAACCCTTCGACCAGATCTGGTGTAAAATGTGGACAGACCGGCGGGATCACGAGTTGATCGTAGCCCGCGAGCGGTTTGAAGCCGTCAAGTCCCTTCTTCCGATCACGACGTCCGTGTACGACGAGGCCGAATGGGGGTTTCCCAAGGGCCGTCGAATGCGGTGCGAGACCGACACATCCTGTGCTGAGCGGGAATTCTGGGAGGAGACAAACATTCTCCGAAAATCCTACATCATCGTCAACGGCGTCCAGCTGGAAGAGACGTTCACAGGAACCAACAATGTACCGTACCAGCATCGATACTTTGTGGGCATGCTAACTGAACCCTTCGATATTCACCAGAAATTTACCGACATGCAGCGTCGAGAAATTTCCGCAATAGGTTGGAAGACTCTCTCTGAATGCATGGATCTCACGAGGCCGCACTATGTCCAGCGGAGGGATATTCTCGAGCAGCTCGTGCGTATTGTACAAGTCTTTGAAGTTCGTCTTCCTATTGAATAAGGATGTCTGGGTTTTTCGGGAGAATCGTCGACGGGTGGGCGAGTAGCGGTCTCTCTATAGGAAAAATCGGAATGATTGCCGCCTGCGGCGGCGTGATGTACGGACTTTTTTTGGGTCTGGGTGTCCTATACGCCGTAGCTTTTTCCTCGGCCGAGTGTGGGAAGCAGGACTGGTTGTCGGCACTCATAGAAGCCGCGTGGTGGGGAATTTACCCTATCGTCGCGTGGTTTCTCATAAGTATCCCCTACATCCGCATAAACTTTGACAAGTTCTTCATGATGTTTGGCATCAGCAAGGAGTCGTCGGTGTGGGTATCGTTCGGATACGCCCTGATGCTCGGAGCACTTGCCGGAATGATAAGTCTCCAATCATCGGCCATAGCTGCCGCTTGCGTCCCTACGCTAGCAGAAGCCAATACGGCTGCAACGGCGGCGATCGAAGAGCAGAAAGAGAAGAACAACAAGATGGCAGCGGCCTCGGAGACGACACCTGCGGTGACGGCAGTTTAAAACTCTACGAAGAAATGCACGGCAAGGTACGAGACGATGGCGATAATGAGCATCCACCACCAGAGGGGAAAGACAGTGGCACTCTTTCGGCCCGTGCCGAATTCGCGGACCTTTTCGCCTTCGAATGCGATAGCCGGCTTAAAGTAGAGGAACGCCGACGTCAAGAAAAGGTAGATCGTGACCATCCACATACGCGGATCTTTATCCAGCGAGAACATTGTATGGAGACCGTATTTTATTTGAGATGTCCATACAATGGCAGCGGCGTCCGTCCTCCCGAATCGAAAGGCATTTGCCGACTATATCGCCCGAATTTTCATGAAGTATCGCAAGATGGACACCAGTGATGACGACGAGGGCGTGGACGTCTGCGTCCGCCAGTCTGCTGCCAAGGGCTCCCGCGAACTCCTGCCCTACCAGAAACTCGTCCGGGACTACCTCCTGATTGAAACACCCTATCGCGGCCTCCTCGTCTACCACGGTCTGGGCTCTGGCAAGACTTGCTCGGCCATCGGTGTGGCCGAGAGCCTGCTGTCTGAGAAAAAAGTCTTTGTCATGCTGCCCGCGTCCCTGCAGAACAACTTCCGACAGGAAATCCGCAAGTGTGGCGACCCCATCTACATGCTCGACAACTTCTGGGAGACCCGCGTCATCCACAGCGAGGCCGACAAGGTTCCCGCCTTTGCCCTCCGCATCCCCGATGAGCTCCTCCGGACAGAAGGCAGGTACTACGTCACCGTCCCGGGCAAAGAGCCCAACTACAACACGCTGCCCCTCGACATTCGTCGGGGCATCGACAAGCAGATTTCGGCCATGATTGACGCACGCTACACTTTCATAAATTACAACGGTCTGAACAGCGAGAGCGTCAAAGTGTTGATCCCCGAAGAAGACCCCAAGACGTCCGCGGTCTTCAACGACAGCGTAGTCATCATCGACGAAGCTCATAACTTGATTTCGCGTGTCATCAGCGGTTCCAATATCGGCCAGCGGATCTACGACGCCATCTACTACGCCAAGAACTGCAAGGTTGTCATGCTTTCCGGTACGCCCGTGATTAACCGACCCAACGAGATCGCCTACTTTATGAACCTCTTGCGGGGTCCCGCCGAGCGTATCCTCATTCCCGTCCGCGAGCTGCCGACATGGGACGAGGCGGGCATGGGCACCTTTTTCCGCAAGATGCCCGAGGTGGACACCGTCGAGTTCAACAGCGTGAAGCGGGTCATTCAGATCGTGCGGAACCCGCCGCACTTCAAGTCGGTCTACGGGCCGTCGGGTGGGCGTATCGCCGTCCAGTACGACAAGGACCTCGACACGAAAACGCCGAAGGATTGGGTGGACACCATTCGTCGCACCTTTGCAGCCACGTTTCCCGGCGGTGTTCTCGCCGCTCGCGAGTATGTTTCGATAGAGTACCTCGAGTGCCTGCCCACCAACTTCCAGGATTTCGTGAACACGTTCATCGATGGTCTCGAGGTAAAGAACGCCCTTCTTTTCCAGAAACGCATCCAGGGTCTGGTTTCGTACTACAAGGGAGCCGACGAGCGTATGCTGCCCAAGCGGATCGAGGATGACAAGATGTTGGAAAAAATTGAAATGTCGGACGAACAGTTCAACAAGTACCTCGAGCAGCGGTGGACGGAAGTGCAGTCCGAAGGCAAGAAGGGTGCCTCCGGTGCCGGTTCTTTGAACGAAGACTTTTCGTACTACCGCGTCCTCTCTCGTCTGGCCTGCAATTATGCGGTTCCGAACGATTTGAAATCACTGATGGTCGAGGAGCAGCCGATGGACGAGAAGAAAGAAGCCGACAAGTCTGCTATTCTGGCAAGACTCCGCGAAAACCCCGACAAGTACTTGCGGCCCGCGGGTCTGGCCACCTATTCGCCCAAAATGGCCAAAGTTCTCGCCAACATTCTCGAAGAGGGCGATCACAACCAGTTCGTATATTCTAACTACCGCAAGCTCGAGGGTCTGGGTGTCCTGGCCGCGATCCTGGAGGCCAACGGGTTCCAGCAGTACAAGCTCGTCAAGGTGGACGGAAAGTACCGCGAAAGTCCCGATATGGATCCCGCCAAGCTCGCGTTTGCGTTCTATACGGGCGAGGAAGATTCCATAGAAAAAGAGATCATGCGTAACATTTTCAACGAAGATTTCAAGGGTCTTCAGTCGGGGTATGCCGAGCACGCACAGACGATTCGCGAAAGCATCGTGGCCAGGGGAGCCAAAAAGATGCTGACGATTCTCATGGCGACCTCCAGCGGTGCCGAGGGTATCAATCTCAAAAACGTGCGGCGGCTGCATATTGTCGAGCCCCACTGGAACCCCGCGAGGCACGATCAGGTGATGGGCCGCGGCATTCGTCTGTGCTCCCATGCGACCCGCCAGACGCTCGTGGACGGTGTGGTGACGGATAACGTAGTGCCCGTCGAGGAACGCACGATCCGCATCTCGTTCTACCTCTCGGTCTTCACAAAAGCCCAGGCCGCATCCACGACGGCGTTCAACGTCGTGCCCATCCGCAGAGCCGACATGCGTGCGAAACGGTACGACGGGACCAACGAAGACTCTTTCTTGTCCAGCGACGAGTTCCTCTACGAAGTCTCGTACGAAAAAGGCAAGATCACGGAAGGTATTTCCAGGCTTATAAAACAGGCGGCCGTCGACTGTGAAATTCATCGTAAACTTCATAGTCGGGAAAAACCCGTACTGCAGTGTATGCGTTTCGACTCTACGGTCAAGGGCGAGGATCTGGCCTACAACCCCAACATGAAGTCGGACGAGCGGGACGACACGTACCTCCGTAACTTTATTAAGCGAGGTCGTCGTCTGCAGCGTATTAAAATTAAAGACATTGTATTCCTGGTCGATCCCGATTCAAAGGATGTTTTCGACGAGCCGGCGTTTGGGGACGCTCAGCGGCTGCTAAAAATAGGCACGATGCTGCCCGACCGCATTCAGTTCTTTACTACGGAAGCAAATTAAGCAGACGAACTGCGGAGAAGCGGCGGGGGCAGCATCGGGACCTCGACTACAGGAGGTGCGGGCGAAGAAGGAGCTGCAGGCAACGCCGACGAAGAAGAAGGAGGCACAACCGACGAAGAAGAAGGAGGCACCGCCGACGAAGAAGGAGGCACCGCCGACGAAGAAGGAGGCACCGCCGACGGGGGCGAGATGATCGACTCCAGAAAGGCGTCGCAGATCCGCGACCACGGACGGTCCGTCGCGGCCTTCACGCACTTGGCCGACGTCTCGGGCGACAACATGCTAATGGCCTTCTTCATCGCCTCGGCCACCTCATCGCCCGTCGCCGACACCTGCGTAGCTCCCACGCCCGCCAGCTGGGCAAGGTACTCGTACGTCGATGGCTTGATAAGCACGCCCGTCGACTCGTCCAAGAAAGCACGGTAGCCGCCGATATCCAGGACAACTTGCGGTGCTCCCGTCGCCATATGCTCGAGCTGGCAGAGTCCAAAGCCCTCGCCATTCGACGTGTTCACACCAATGTCAGCTGCACCGTACATCTGGTTAATGATCTCGTCAGAATAGTATGTAGACGGCGGAGTCGTATCGATCGTAATCAGACGCTGGCCGTACGTCGTAGGCTCCAGACCCACCTTCTTCAACTCGTTAATGAAGATCATGAGTGGGTTGTAGTATCCGCCCGCCTCTGGCTTGACACCCGTCACAATCGCGAGGTACGCGGTCGGGTGTGTCAGAAGAACCCGAGCAAACCCCATGACGGTCAGATCGAGACGCTTCCTCTGCGAGTTGCGGTTCACGTTGATGAACAGCGTCGCATCGGCCGGGACACCGATCTGCTTGCGGAAGGCCACACGCTCGGCCAGAGTCGAAGGCTTGTAGGTCAGCGTATCCACACCGTGCTCCAGAACGTCGATGGGCAGCGTCGCGGTCGTCAGGCGGGACTTCAAGTGTGCCTTCCAGCTCTCTGTGAAGCACAGGATGCGGTCTGCAGTGTTCTCGATGCGGCGGAGGAGACTCATATCCGCACCCTCGTAGACTTGGTCGAGGTAGACCCAGAGCTTGAAGGTCTTTGGCACATCCTTGATGGACTCAAAGAACTGGTTGACAACAATAGGATCGTTGTAGATCATGACAATATCGGGCGTGACCGTATCGATGTACTCCTTCAGCTTGTTGAAGCCAAAGCCGTGCTCGCGGGGCTCCTCGTTGGCCGCCGCGTCGTACTGTATGATGTTCGTGAGCGGCCGAAGAGGCTTCGAGGCACGAGCCTGGGACCGCTGGAAGCCAAAGTGGAAAACCTTGACAACCGGGTGCAGCGTCGCCAGCTGCTTCAGAAGGTTGTGCGAGACCTTCGAGTACCCCGTCGTCTGCTCCGTGTGCGTGCTGACCAGTAGAAATCGCGTAGGCATTACATTACCATATTTCCTAGCCGTAAATATAATGGCCGTCAAGTTCTCGAGTGCGTCCGAAGTTACGGAATACCTTAAACGCAAGGCGAGTTCCGAGTATTATACGAACAACCCTGCCTCGCAGAAGCACGCTTATTCGAGCACGTATACGACCTTCTTGGGAGCCAATGTGTCCGCCCAAGGAGTCCGCAAAATTGTGGGGTGCCAGCCCGGAAGCACCGTCGACAACCAGACGTGCTGCCCGAACAACCGCGGCTTCATCCAGCGGCCCGAGAAAGTGGCTCCTGGGAAAAATAGCTTTAACCCGTGCTAATATGCGTTCTCTTTTTTGCGGGGTATGTTGGTATACGCCCCAAAGCGATCCAAGTACGGCACCCTCGGAATGTCAAAGAGCTCCGTCACAGACTGAGACCTCGCGAGTCCGCTCCGCACCGCAAACTTGCGGGCCGAATTCCCGATCCAGTCGTACCCGTACCGCATGCTCATGTACGAGTGTATGACGACAAACCCCAGAAGAACCGCAATTACGATATACGGCAATGACCCATACATTATTCATAGTCTATACATAATATGCCGGGCGGACTCATGCAGCTCACCGCCTTTGGGGCACAGAATGTGTTTGTCAACGGCAGCCCATCCATGACATACTTCAACAAGCTCTACAAACGCTCGACCAACTTTGCTATGGAGCACTTTCGACTCGATCCGCGCGGCATTACCGATACCTCGATGCCCAACGCAGGTCTGAAGACGTTCCGCTTCAAGGTTCCCAACTATGCCGACATGCTGCACGACTGTTACCTGTGTGTCAACATCCCCGACATCTGGTCTCCCCTCGTGCGGACGGACGCTTTCAACGGTGCCGAGCCCACCGAATTTCAGTGGGTCCGCAACCTCGGCTTCAACATGATCGAGGAGGTCGCCATCACCTTCAACGGCACCCAGATCGTCAGCTACACAGGCGAGTGGTTGAAGGTCATGAGCTACCTGAAGGACTCCAAGTCCAAGCGGCAGACCGTGGACCAAATGGTCGGAAACCTCGCAGAAATGTACAATCCGGGAAACTGCGACGGCCGCATGAACCAGTACCCCCACGCCATCGCCACCTCGGCCGTACCTATAACGGCTCCCTCCATCCAGGGCCGCCAGCTGACGATTCCTCTGCCCTTCTGGTTCTGCCAGGAAATCTCGCAGTCTCTGCCCCTCATCGCCATGCGGCTCACCGAAGTCGAGATCCAAGTGACATTCACGAGTCTTTACAACACGTACACCGTCCTTGACACTAACCCTGCGTCCACCACATTCGGATACCGCATTCCAGGTGTGCCCAACAACCCGTACACGGGCATCCAGAATTTCCTGTCCTACCCCGACACGCAAGGCAACCCACAGAACTCCGCCCTGACCTCGTGGAACCTGGATCCCTATATCGAGGCCAACTACGTATTCTTGACAGACACGGAGCGGTCGCACGTAGCGGCCTACGAGCGAACCTTTTTGATCACCCAGGTCCGAAACATCTACACAGAAAAGCAGTACGGTCTGAACAACCTGCTGATCCCGATGTTTAACCTGTGCACACGGGTCGTCGCTCTCTTCCAGCGGTACGACCGAGCCCAGCTGAACGACTGGGACAATTATACGAACTGGGATGAAATCGTGAACCCTACGATTAATACCAACCTCCTACCGTTCAACAACCCGTACCTGACTCAGCAGCTCTTCACTTCAGGGCCCGCGTTCACCAACAACATGGGGCTGCAGGACATTCTCGTCGAAGGGAATCTCATTTTCGACGGGAAGGACCGGTTCACAACCAAAAACATGAACTTTTTCAGAGATATCCAGAACTATCGGTTCTCGCCGGGACCCTGCCGCGACCTGCCGGGCATTTATTTATATTCGTTTGCTCTCGACCCCAACTCTATAACCCAACCGTCCGGGACTGTGAATGCCTCCATGTTCAACAAGACCAACTTCCGGTACACTTTGTTGGTGCCTCCGACCGTGGCAAGCAGTACAACGACGCAAAATGCTCTGTGCGTCACCAAGGACAGTGTGAACAGCACTATCCAGGTGCCCGTACCTCTCGGCTCGACTGTATCGCCCGCACCCGGCGTTCCCCCGCTTATCCAGCCCGGAAACACTATAACGGTCTATTCAACACCTACCAACCTCTACGTGCAATACCAGGGCTATAATACGATCGTATACATTGAGTCGTACAACTTTGTGAAGGTTACGAACGGGCAAGCAAATGTCGTGTTTACTACATAATACATGGCGAGTACGGAGTCTATCGTCCCCGCAGACGACACCGCGTCGTCAGACGGGCCTCGCAAACCGCTGGTCGACTCTTTTTCGGGGTTCGTCAGCTACAGCTTTTCGTTCTTTATTCTGATTCTCATGTGGTTCGTGGCCGGGGCTGGAATGTACGACCTGCTTGGACGATTTTACGGCCTCTACACGTTTGTCTACATTCTGTGGGCTGTTCCGATCCTGGGCTTGCTGTCGTGTATTTTTACTGGAACTTCGACGATGTTTTGGTCGGGCACAATCTTTAGCTGGACGTGGTTCATCATACTGGTGCAGGCGGTCCGAACATTCTTTTACGGCTTTGATCTGAAGACCTCGCCATTGGCGGGGATTTACCCAGTGGCACAACTGATGACGCTGGTTGGAAACACTACACCACCGCCGCCGCCTCCTCAGTAATCACCGCAGTCTCGTCCACAAACGTCACTCCGGGCTGATGCGTCTCCAGTTCAAGCATCGCCTGCGTCGGATTCTCGAAATTGCGGAACAGAACCTGATTCACTTCGGCCGGACTCCACTTGTCGTCAAGCCCCTCTGGACTCCACTCCAGCGTCGGCAGGTCGTAAAAGCCCATAACCATCTCACGCAGAATATCCGCCGAGCACTTTTTGAACTGGATGATCATATCTATGCGGCCCGGGCGGATGAGAGCCCGATCAAACCTCTCGGGGAAGTTTGAGGTAAAGACCAGAATACGCCCCGACGATTCCAGCGTGCCGTCCAGCAGGTTCAGCAGGAAGGCGAGGTCGATGGGGTCGCGAATGATGTCGTCGTCCAGTTCGGGGGCAAAGGGATCCTTCGACGGAGCCGCATGGACTTCGGGCTTCTTCCACTCGCGTTTCAGCAGGACATCGCCCATCGCGTCCGCGTCCTCGATAATATACACGCGTTCCGAAACCGGAATTGTATATTTCTCGAGCGTCTGGCCGTTAAACACATGAATATCGTCGCTGAAAAACAGGTGCCGCAGCTGCGTCTTGGTCTTGATTTCCGAGAGCTGGATGTTGACGGGGTGTCGCCGGGCTACGTTGGCAATGGCCTTGATCTCGGACGTCTTACCCGTTCCTGGCTCGCCGTGGAACAGAAAGCCCAGCGTGTACGGAATGCCCTTCCGCTCGTACCATCGGCGGTTCTCCAGAAAGAACTCCACTCGCTTTTTCACCACCGGCTGCTCCTCAAAGTACACGTTGTCAAAGGTTCGCGTCGTAGAAAACTTGTGCTTGGAATACACGAGAAATCCGGTAGGCAACGGATTGCCGTTACGCTGCTTCTTCTTGCCCTCGACGACCTGATCGAAAAAGTAGAGGTCGTTTCCGAGTTTGTTCAGCATCTTGCGTTCGTACTCTTGGTTGCACGAGTCCACAAAGGACTGCAGCCCCCGAATCGTGCCCTGCTTGCTAAAGAGTTGGAACTTGATGTTTTTAATGTTTCCGTCGTCCACGTCGACACTTTTGAGTTTAAAGTAAACATCGTCGCCCACCCGGACGGGGTCGAACTCGTGCGGTAGGTAATCGTGGTTGGCGATAGAGAGGAGCCGTTTCGTCGCAGGAGAGCAGGACACGTAGTGAATGACGGCGTCCATACGGGTCAAGAACGCCGGGCTCTGCCCGCCCTTCTGCTGCTGCGGGGCGACGCCACGCTCGCACTCGATACATGCCGACATCTCTTCATCGTTCAGAGCGGGTGCAACGGCGGATTTCTGCACCCCCCTCGCCCAGGCAGCGACGGCGGTAGCGTTATCAAGAAGGTAGTAGAGGCCCGCATGGCCCAGAAATGACCAGACCGACGATACGTTTGACACGGCATAGACTAGATAGGCAGTGCGAACGATGGCGTCCATTGTCTGTTAGAACTACTTAACACCTGAACATTTATCGAGCGTCGGAATGCCCTCGTGGACAGGCTTGTTGCGGCGAAGGCGGAGCTGCTGCG